GTTATCACAGGTGATGACATAGACATACATTTTAACATATATTAATAGGTGCTTTCTCGTGTTCCAACCATCATCCCAACAGCGGTAGGAAGTGGAGAAAAGGAAGAAAAGACCAAGATTCTATTATATGATTAAGAAAATAAAGACGGGAGCCGGAAATATAAATATATAGATTAAGAGAAAAAGATTTTGAAAATAATTGAAATCTTTTATTTTTTTACTTGACTAGTGGACACCACTGTGCTATAATAAAGACAGTTAAGAAAGGAACACATCACAGGAGGTAAGAACATGACAACAGGATATGTAAAAGTAAAAGAATGGGTTATTGATAAAATGCAAAACACCGCTGAAAGATATAACACATATATTGATATCTATAGCAGAGAAGAAAATGGAATGGTCTTATCAGAGAATGGATATATTGTCGTAAAAGTTATTGATGTACTGAAAGAAAGCGAAAAGGCAGTAGAAGTTGTCCTTTCGACTGGTGATGTGGTAGGAAGTTATAAGGGATGGAAAGCATGGATCCCAAAATCAGCAATAGCATAAATAAGGAGAAAAATAATGGAGAAAGTGAGCAGAAACGTAATGATAAACAAAGCCGGTGGAACATCGGGAAAGAATACAAAGAACTACCGTATTTCTATTCCGGTAGGAATGATAAAGGCACTGGGCATTACGGAAAATGATAGAAGTGTTGTCCTAGAAGAAAAAGACGGAGTGATAACTATTAAGAAAGAAAAAAATGAAAACCATTGACTGGTGGACACCACTATTGTATAACAAAGACAGTTAAAGAAGACAAATAAATTTAAGGAGGAAAAGAAGATGAAAATGAAAAAATATGAATTTACAGGTACGAACGAATTAACAAAAAAAGCATTTACTGTTTACAGTGATAGTAGTTTTACATTTTGGAAGGACGGTGACAGATTTTATTGTTCAGACAATCCGAACAGTGAAAAAGTAGAAATTGGAACCGTTGCGGACGTGATTGAATTTCTCGAACAATTCGCAGACTAGACAAAAAACAAATATTAGATAATCAGAATCACAAGAGACACAGCAGAAGAATGCGAAGAAGAGTTTGACGGACAACTTTCTGATGGTGTATTTGAAAATTCAAGGGTTGGATGGCTTGAAGAGATATAAAAGAAAAACAGCACTGATGAACGTCTATTCATCAAGTGCTGTTTTTGGCAGTTAATGCCTAATTCATACCATACTTTTACATCATTCTCAAGCATTACTTTCCGATAATTATAATATCAAAAATATAAAGAAAAGTCAATAAACATAGAGCAACCAAACATTGAAAAAATGTGCATTTTGTGGTAAAATATAAGTATCAAAACAGTAATGAAACTAAATAACGGGGACAATGAAATAGCACTTCTGACGGTAAGATGTAATTATCGTGGGAGGTGCTATTTTTATGTATAAAGAAAATATGAATTATGAGAATCAGCAACGAATGATATTTGACATGGCAAATGAGTTTGGAATACCAGAGATACAACCTACAAAGTATGAACCGTGTGAGTTTATCGGATTCAACCAAGCTAAGACATGCAAAGACAGAGCCGGGAAAGGCGTGCATTTCTTTCTTGACGATTACCAATTTCAAAGATTATGGAATAGGCCGGATACTTACATCAATATGCTTTCACAGTTTCGATTTATCATGTCACCGGATTTCAGCACTTATACTGATTTTCCGAAAGCATTACAGATTTACAACCACTTCCGCAAACACTGGGTAGGCGCATATATGCAGATGTACGGTATTGACGTGATACCTACAATTAGTTGGAGTGACAGAGAATCGTTTGAGTGGTGTTTTGACGGGGAGCCAGTAGACGGTGCGGTAGCAGTATCCAGTGTCGGAGTGATGAACAGTAAGGAACGGAAAGAACTGTTCATGGACGGATATAATGAGATGTTGAGAAGATTGGAACCAGAGACGGTACTATTTTACGGACAGGTTCCAGAAGAATGTACAGGAAACATCGTAAAGATTAAGTCGTTTGGAGAAGAACTGACAGAAAGGAAAAGAGGTAAATAAAATGGGGGGGCGTGGAAGTGTAAGCAATATTGCCCGTTATACACCAAAGCAAAAAGTCTTGGTTGATAGATTGAAGAGAATGGCAAAAGAATACGGGTATGAAGATGTAAAAATCACGATGGGTAAAGATGGTGCTGTGAATTATGAATATACAGAGAAAAGAAGAGTAACCGAAGTACATGTAGGAAAGATGATAGACCCATCTAAGGACAAGATATACGAAAGAACCACGAAACAATCCGGAAAGATAATGCCGGATGGATTAAGGAAAAAGAATAAAGCAGAAGTGACAGATAAATTCATAAAGATAAGAGGAAAGCGGTGATTGAATGGGTGGCAGAGGTAGTGCAAGTAATTTGCAAAATAGGAAAGCCGATATAATAGCCTTTCCTGTGAAGAATTCTACTAAAAAAACGGGCTATTGGAATTATCCAGGAATGAGTGAAAGGACAGAACAACTTAAAGATGCGGTTGAAAAAGCGAATACAAGAGCGAAAGTAAACAGTGCATACAGAGGGCTGAAAGGACATGAATCTAATCTGATAGCGAATATTAATAATCCGAAAGAAGGTGGTGACAAGAAAGTGTTAATGACGGAACTCAGAAAGACAAGACAGCTTTTGCGAAAATTAACAGACAAAAAGATTTTGTGATGATGGAAATGTAGGTGATTAAATGGGCGGTAGAGGTAGCGCAAGTGCGATAAGCGGAACCCCTGTGACCAAGGGGGGGGGCAAGGTTATTCTACAATGCATCCAAGAAAAGTGATGCATTGCGTGGAAGTGGAACAGTTAAGAAAGATGTTAAGTTAGAAAGATCGGCTCAGAGCGGAAAGATAGATTTTATTGATTCTGTCAAGGACAAAAAAGAAGCAAAAAGGATTAGCGAATATTACAGAGACAGATTAAATGAAACAAGAAGAAAGATAGCAAAGCTTGGAAGTGCGGATGCACTGTACAAGAACCAGAGACTTGCAAAAGAGTATAGAAATCTTTTGACAGCAAGTAATAAGGCACAGGATAAGATGCATGAGTTTAACCAAAAGATAGAGAAAGGGGATACAAGTGCTATGCATGATGTAAGTCGGACAACAACCACTTATGACCGGGCAAGGAAAAGAAGAATGAAGAATTTTGATGCATGGTTTAATGCCGGGAGGTAGATAGCATGGCAAATCTAAATAGCATTGCTAAGAAGTTACAGAAAGCAATACTGCAAAAAGGATTAGTTGTTAAGATGGGGACAAGTCAGTTTTATTCTGTGGAACAAAATAGACTTATCACCATGCACATCCTATCTACCAGAGTATTAGAGCGAAAGAAAAACGGGGAATGGAAATATTATGATTATGAGATTATCCGAACAGCATCACAGATAGAGATTGTAAATTGTTTAAATGATATATGGAGGGCGGTGAAAGAATGATTGAGACTTATGCGGAAAAAACAGAAAACATGATTAAAGAAGAAATGCAGAAGAAACTCAGTGACATGATTACAAAGAATGAAAAGCTGAAAGAAAAAAATGAGTATCTGCAAAAAGAGGTAGAAGACGCAAAGGCTGTCGGAGAACGGGCACTGTGCGAAGTACAGGAACTTATTGCAAAGAATAAGAGACTAGTAGAAGAACACAACAGACAGAATGGAACGATACAAGCACTCAACATTGCACTGGATGTCATTACAGACAGGTACAGCAACCTCAGAAAGAAACTGTGTAGAACAGGCAAGGGCGGTGAATAGTGTGGATGGATATATGGAAGAGGGTGGGTAGATGTCGAAAGGAAAAGAACTTACTCCGAAGCAGAAAGCGTTTTGCGATGAATATCTGACAGATCTGAACGGAACAAGAGCGTATAAAGAAGTCTATAGAAATGTAAAAAATGATGCGACAGCAGCAGCAGCAGCTTCAAGATTGTTAAAAAACGTTAAAGTAAAAGCCTATATTGCTGAACGAATGAAAGAGATCCAGACCGAGAAGACAGCCGACCTCGAAGAAGTGATCCGGTTCTTTTCTTCCGTCATGCGTGGAGAAGTAAAAGACCAGTTCGACCTCGACGCTACTATTTCTGACCGCCTGTCTGCCGGACGTGAACTCATGAGATGGTATGAGAAAGCCGATGGAGAAGAAAAAGATACTGGTGGAATCACAATCATAAACAACATTCCGAAACCGGAGGACGCAGATGGGGGAGATTAAGCTTACAGATGTGATAGCTCCGGCTTTTTACGGCGTACATTGGGACATCATAGATGGAAAACATACGTATTATGATTTGTCTGGTGGCCGAGGTTCGACTAAATCTTCGTTTGTCGGTACAGAGATACCACTTGGAATGATGCAAGACGCAGTAAATGGCATACATTCAAATGCGGTAGTATTCAGAAAAGTCGGGAATACATTAAGAGAATCGGTATTCGAACAAATCGCATGGGGAATAGATGCGCTTGGAGCATCGGACGAATGGACATCAAGCCTAAGTCCTATGCAGTATGTGTATAAGCCGACAGGACAGAAGATAATCTTCCGTGGATTGGATAAGGCGAAAAAGACAAAATCCATAAAGATTAGCAAAGGATATTTTAAGTATTTATGGTTTGAGGAATTGGACGAATTTGCCGGAATGGAAGAGGTGCGAATGACACAACAGTCTGTTCTTCGTGGTGGTGAAAAATTCGTGGTTTTTAAATCGTTTAATCCACCGATCAGCAACAGCAACTGGGCGAATAAGTATGTAGCAGAGCCGAGAGCGGACAGCTTAAGGCACAAGAGCGATTATAGATCTGTTCCGGTAGAATGGTTAGGGCAACAATTCATTGATGATGCTGAGTATCTGAAAGCAACGAATCCGAGAGCTTATGAGCATGAGTATCTTGGAATCCCTGTAGGACTTGGCACAAATATCTTTGAGCTATTGGAAATTAGAGAGATTACTGACGAAGAGATAGGTAGGATGCAATCTATCTACCAAGGAGAAGACTGGGGATGGTTCCCGGACCCGAAAGCATTTTTGCGTGTTGCTTATGCTCCGAACCAACAGAAAGTATACGCACTGGATGAATTGGGCGGTTGCAAGATAAGAAACAGCGAGATGGCACGACAGATCAAAGAAAAGGGATATGATGATTGCGCTATCTACTGTGGAGTGGATGAAGAAGAGAGTATTGTTGACTTCCGTGATGCCGGACTTCCGGCACGTAAAGCAATCGTGACACCTGGTAGCCGGAAGTATACGTTTGAATGGTTGCAATGCCGTACATTGGTCATTGACCCGAGACGTACCCCAAGACTGTACAAAGAGGTTATAGAGTATGAGCATGAACGAGATGGAAATGGTGAAGTAATAGCAGATTATCCGGACGGGAACGACCACTGGATTGATGCGTTGAGATATGCTACCAGTCCGATATCTATGAGACGTGGACAAAGTGCGTAGGAAAAGGTGAGTAGATGGGAATTATAGACAAGATAAAGGCGGTGTGGAGTAAAATGTTCAAAGTAAATGATGTGAAAAAAATATTCGGGATAGAAACAGGGCGGTCATCTTATATGGATACCGCCCTGTCGAAGTATAAAGACATGCGATCTGGTATTCCGTATTGGTGTACCGGGAGAATAAAGCCGACAAGGTTTTCGAACGTGATCTGTCGTGAGATAGCGAACCTCACACTGTTTAATGCGGACATTCAGATTACAGGGAATAACGAACTACAAAAGAGATTCGACAGAGTGATGAACACGTTACAAGAGAAACAGGAGGAAAGCTGTGCGACCTGTGGAATGATGATCAAGAGCAATGGTGATGATGTAGAATTTTTGGATCCGGATTACTTTCTGATTACAGACACTAACACGGACGGGGATGCGTTAGCAGCTATCTTTTTCTCCTACCTTAAGAAAAACGACAAATACTACACAAAAGCTGAGTACCACAGATTTGAAGATGTTGGACTGGAACGTGTATACCATATATCAAGTAAGGCTTTTAAATCAGATAACAAAGATATGATCGGTACAGAGATCACGCTTGACAGGGTGGATGAGTGGAAAGACATTGAGCCGGAAGTGCACGTACATGGGTTGGAATATCCACTGTTTGTTTATTGGAGAAATCCTTACGCAAATGCGATCGACAAGGAATCTCCACTGACTGTTCCAGTATTTTCGGAATGTATTGAGGAATTGAGATGGCTTGACATTGCATTAAACATGATGGGGGATGAAACAGAAGACAGTAGACATATTACTTACGTACCGCAGACAGCTATTGAATACGCAAGCAAATATTCCATCGAATTGCCGAGATTTATCCAAGGTATCGAAATGGGAGCGAACGAAGATAGCATCAAAGAACACTCCCCAACATTATTAGTGACTGAGCGTGTAGAGGGAATTAACTTTTTGCTGTCCATCATCGGATACAAATGCGGATTCTCAAACGGATATTTTTCTTTTGATCAGAATCAGGGCATACAGACAGCAACACAGGTAGAATCTGATGATAGACGTACACTGCATACTATCCAGTCATTCCGAAACATTTTGGACGGAAAGAACCATGATGGAGTACTTCACAGAATCATCTACATCCTGTATGCGGTCGGCACAGCAAACGGAACTATTCCAGCAACGAATTACCAAACAGCATGTGATTTTGAAGACCTTGTATATAACTTAGAGGATGATCGTGCACGGTGGTGGAACTATGTTTTACAGTGCAAGGTTCCGGCATGGATGTATTTTGTGAAATTCGAGGGAATGACAGAAAGCGAAGCGAAAGCAATGATTGAAGAAGCACAGGAACAGAATAAGCCGGACAGTGGATTGTACGAAGAATAGGAAAGAGGTGAACCAAAATGGAATATCTTATCATCGACCCATCAACTAGAAAAATCACAATCCCCAAAAGCGAACAACTTTTTGGAGTGTACGGAGAGGGCAATATTGAAAGAAAGTATTTCAAATGCCCTAAGATCGTAGGAGATAATGCCGACTTGTCTGACTGTTACATTTTCGTAAATTACTATACTGCAAAAGGATTGCCGGGGAAATATACCGTAAAAGATGTGAAGGTAGACGGGGAGAATATCACTTTTTCCTGGGAGTTAAAGCCACACATCTTTGACGCAAACGAGGATACATCTATATATTTTGCGGTAGAAGCGAAAAACAAAGATAAAGTAGAAGTGTTCAGAACCAGCCCGGCTACTGGAAAGGCCAAAGAGACGATAGACACGGATACAGAGATTGAAGAGACTCACGCCGATGTCATTCTTGACCTTATATCCAGAGTAGACACATTGGAGAAAAAGCCTATTTCTGAAGAGCAGATAGAGAAATCTGTAAAAAGCTATCTGGAAAAGAATCCTATAGAAGAAACAGATCTGACGGTACCAGAATGGGCAAAAGAGGAAGAAAAGCCTACTTATACCGCAGAAGAAGTACTTAATATAATCATGGGGGTGGTACAGTGACGAGGGAACAAGCAGAACAGTTGCGGAAACTGTTGGAAAACCAGACAGCCAACATGACCGATGAACAGATTCTTGAATATCCAGACTTTGTGGAGAAATGGCAGTCTGGCAAGGAATATGTAGCTGACAAGCGGTTGGAATACAATGGTACTATATACAAGGTATTACAAGCCCATACAAGCCAAGATACATGGACGCCACCGGATGCACCGTCTCTGTTTGCCAAGGTGCTTATACCGGATGAAAATGTTATCCCGGAGTGGGAACAGCCAGACAGCACCAACCCTTACGCCAAAGGAGACAAGGTAACACACAATGGCAAGACATGGATTAGCACGGCAGACGGGAATGTCTGGGAACCGGGTGTGTATGGATGGGAAGAGGTATAAGGGGACACGCCAATCCGAAAGATAAATGATAATGTCTGTAAAGGAGGACTAAAAAATGGAACAGATTATTAGTTATGTAAAGCCGGAGTTAATGGTGGTTTCTTTTGCCTTGTATTTTCTTGGGAAATGGATGAAAAATTCAAAGAGAATTAAGGATAAAGACATTCCACTCTCTCTCGGAGGTATTGGAATTATTATTTGCGGAATGTATGTAACAGCAACTTGCGATTTGGACAGCATGAAAAACGTTTTTATGGCACTGTTCACGTCTATAGTACAAGGCATCATGGTAGCCGGACTGAGTACATACGTTAATCAGATTATTAAGCAGATTGGAAAGGACGAATAAAGATGGCAACAAGTACGATTAATATTATTGTGATTTGTGTGTTCTTCTTAATTCTTCTTGCATGGCCAGATGGAAAGGGTAAGTAATGCTTACGCCGGAATATCTCTTTCATGTGACCGAGGGAGCCGAAAAGATAACGTCAGACATGCATAAGAACATTATGGACATGATTGTTGAGCGTATAATGGTACGCATAGGTCGTGGAGAAGATTATATGCTTACAGCTACGGACAGGTGGCAGATACAGGTGTTACAGGAATCCGGCTACTTATTGGAAGACATACAAAAAGAGATTGCTGACAAAACGAAGAAGCAAGAGAACGAGCTGAAAAGTGCATTTGAAGAAGCCGGTATAAAAGCTATCGAGAGAGACGATGCGATATATAGGGCGGTAGGACTATCACCTACGCCCTTGTTGCAATCTCCGGCATTGCTCAGAATACTGGAAAGAGATTATAACGCTACGTGCGGAGAATGGAGAAACCTCACACGAACCACAGCGGATGAAGCACAGAAGTTGTTTTTGAAAGAGGTGGACACAGCTTACCGCATGGCGTCGAGCGGTGCCGTATCATACACGCAAGCCGTCAGAAATGCTGTTGACAGGATGATAAAGCAAGGTGTTAAAGTATCGTATCCGTCCGGCAAAGAAATGAGCATTGAATCAGCCACAATGATGACTGTACGCACGGGTATAAGCCAGTGCGCCGGAGCAATCGCACTAAAACGAATGGAAGAATTGGAATGGGATACCATCTTAGTATCTGCACATGTGGGCGCACGAATTGGTGATGGTGGCAACAACCCAACGAACCACTTTTGGTGGCAAGGAAAATTCTATTCCCGGACAGGCAAAGACAAGAGATTCCCGGACTTCCGAACATCAACAGGCTACGGAACAGTGACAGGGTTGTGTGGCGTGAACTGCCGACACTCTTTCGGATCCGGTGACGGCGAAAACAATCCGTATGCAGATATTAACCTGTCGAGCGAAGACAATATCAAAGCGGAAGAGCGTGCGAAAAAGCAACGGCTTATGGAAAGACGCATTCGCAACAGCAAGAGAGAGATTCAGAATTTGCAGACTGCTATAGATGCAAGCGGAGATGATAAGCTTAAATTCGAATTGCAACAGGAATATGACCGAAAATCAGCGGTTCTGAGACGGCAGAACAAGCAATACCGTGAGTTCTGCAAAGATAATGGTCTTAAAGAATATTCGGAACGTCTACGGGTAGCACAGTGGGATAGGTCACAGGCTGTGAAGTCTGCAAAAGCAGCACAGAGATATCTTAATGCGAAAGGTGATACAAAATGAGTGGATTGACAAGAATGGCAAAAATGTGCAGAGAGTGTCCGTTTAAAGACAAGTGCAAAAATAAGCGGTTGGAGAAAGAAGCGTATCTTACACCTTTTACCTCACCGATTATTGAAGATATGGCATCACCTGTATTAAAGGCTCATGATTACAGAAATGTAAAGGTTGCAGAAAACACTACAGTCACTATTGATACAGAGGAACTGAAAGAGAGAATGCGAAAAGAGATATACAGGCAAGCCAGAATCGGATTGAATTATGGAGCGTAACACATGGAACTAATAACACAGATACTTGCTATATGCGGTGCTATATCGGTTGTCGGCGGTGCTGTTGCGGTGCTTTCCGGGTGGTACAAATCATGGAAAGCACCGCAAGAAAAGCAAGACAGCCGTATAGACCAGATTGAAAAACGAATAACGAACATTGAAACATCTATCACAGGGATTAATCAGAAACTTGATAACGATTATAAGAACATAAGGAATACGAGGGATGATATGAATCTATTAATGAGAAGTATGTTTAATTTGATTGAGAACAAAATCACAGGGAATAACATTGAGGGTTTAAAAAAAACTCGGGAAGAGCTTGTAAACGCTATGACGGACAAGAAACCAAAGGAATTATGAAAATATACTCTTTTACACGACCAGAACTTGACTATTTTGAGTTAGAATGCAACTTTACATCGGATGAATTGAAACTGTTCCGGCTCCGTGCTAAAGCTATGCCTTTAGAAGAATGTGCGGAAGAAATGAATGTGAGTGTGTCTACGGTCAAGAGATTGAGTAGAAGAGTGAATGATAAGATTGAAAGGGTGGTATAGGTATGTGGCTTAAAGATGTAAAACCTTGTAAAGCACACATCGAAGCAACTGGTCAAGAAGTATCGGGCGTACTTGGGTTTGACGAAATAAATTTTAACGCTGGTTGGATTATTGACGAAAAAGGAAGAAAGAAATATAAGTATGGACATATAGAGTATATTCCTGTTTTTGAAACTACTGAATTTGTAAAACCTTTTGAGGATTTTTCGGATGTCCATACAGAAAAAATAGATTTCCAAGCATATTACGGACCAAGAACTGAAACTAATACATTTTGCTTAGTTGGAGCAAAACCGATATCTGAAGAAGAGCGCAACAAAATAACAGGTGCAAATGGATGATTATATGATTGAAAGGAGATAAAGATATGAACTTCGGAGAAGCCATAAAATGTATGAAAAAGGGGAAGAAAGTTACACGTAATGTATGGAAAGAAAGCTTTTTTAATGGGAGAAAACAGTTTATTTTTATTGGAAAAAACAAAGGTTTAACAACGAATACGTTTCTTGCAATTCTACCAGAAGAAGAATGTTTTTCTGACTGCATTATGAGTTACACACGAAAAGGAAGCTTTCAGCCAAACTGGACACCAACACAAGAAGATATGCTTGCGGAAGATTGGGAAATGTATCCGTCAGAGGAAACGGTAGTCGATGAAACGCCGAACATTACGGCAGATGAAATGATTGATCTCAAAAACCGTATTGGGTGGAATATTAAATTTTATTCTACAGGGGAAACAATTATTTCTGAGCACATGGACTATCAGAAGTTCTTAACCGGGGTAGAAAGTACATATACACTGTCGTTTGCTGTCCCTAAAAAAAGTCTTGATGGTTTGTCAATGACAAATAAATGCCAAAATGTTATCGTTTCTGGACTTTTATTTAAAGTATATGCTTCTAGGAATATTGCTGACGATAGCCTTTGGCTCGTGACTGAAAGTGCCTTATCTGAAAAAGAATTTCACACAATTATAAGATTGGAGAGGTGATTGTATGATACCTAAGATTTTTAAAATAAGTGGATATCTCATAGACCCGACAGGAAGACTTGAACCACACCACATTAAGGCGAAAATGCTTTATGGCTGTGGATTTCCGCTTGTAGGACAGCACATTCATGTACGGAAAGCAGAGATTAAGAAGTTGGATGAAAAGCATCCGATCATGAAAGAGAACTGTGATTTGGCAGAATGTGAAAAGTATTTCAACAATGAACCGCCGACAGTGAGCAATAGAAAAGTTGAACCCGGACAGGTGTACAGGCACTTTAAGGGCAAGACAGTGAAAGTCCTGTATATTGCACAGGATAGCGAAATGCCAGGGCAGTTCAAGGTAGTTTACGAATGTTCTAATGGCGTGTGGTGTAGACCTTATGGAATGTTTGTGAGTGAGGTAGACAGGAAGAAATACCCGGATGTGAAACAGAAGTACAGATTTGAGTTAGTTGAGGAATAATTATGATTTTTAAAGAAGCGTTTGAATTAATGAAACAGGGTGCGAAAGTAAAATTGCCTGGATGGAATGGTTACTGGTGTTGGGATAATGATAAGCAGACGATTATGATTCATTGCAGACCAAAGGATTCCGACAAAGGACAGGGAGATGTTCTTGATATTCGTGAAACGCAGAGAGTGGAATATACTTTCATGCACACACAGAGAGACGATTGGATGGTTGCTGATGAAGAAAATTGCGGTATTCTCGGTGGTCAGTCAACATTTGGATTTGGAGATGCTATCCGTTATCTAAAAAGAGGACTTAAGGTAGCTCGTAAAGGTTGGAATGGTAAAGGAATCTATCTGGAAATGTATTCGCCAGAAGTCAATCTTGAAACTATTGCAGAAGCAGTGCATAACGCATGGTGGGAAGAAAAGAAAAAACAGGGAGTTACAGATCACCCGGATATGATTCCGTATTCTGAACTAAGTGAAGAAGTGAAAGAATACGACAGAGTTACAGCAAGAACAACCATTGAAGCATTCAATTATATGACGCATTCGTTCATATATATCAACACTACTGGATTACAGACAGAAAATCCTTATGCGCATAAAAATAAAGTGCCGTGGACACCGTCTCAGACAGATATGCTTGCAGAAGATTGGATGTTTGTGGAATAGGAGGATTAATTATGATTATTACAGGAATGGATCACTTTCAGAGTGTATGTAAAAAGAAACTTGTTGAATGGTACAACAAGAGCGACAAACCTCACAAGGGACCTAATGATGTTCAAACAATTGACTTAAGCAATGTATTTATTGTATGGAGTTGCAAAACTTTACAGAACTATAAATGCCTTGCTTCAACTGACATCAGTGGTGACGGAATCTATGCAGAGTACACATACAACGGGGATAAACAGGAGTTGTACGAAGATGTGTACGGAAAGATTACGAACACACGTTATACAGAAGAATAAGTGATACTTTTTAGAGACTTTAACGAACTGTTAAGGTCTCTTTTTTATGCGTAAAATGAAAGCATAGAGAACAACAAATACTAATTTACAGGAGGTATGAGTATGAATCCATATATGTCATATACACCGTACATGCCACAGGATGCTTATATGCAAGACCAGATGGCATTACGACAACGGATAGACAACTTATCACAGGCTCAACAGCAATACAAGGCACAGCCACAGCCGAATGTGAACTGGATACAGGTAGCCGGAATTGACGGGGCAAGAAATCAGATTGTACAGCCGGGAACAACCACTTGGATGATGGATAACAACGCACCGTACTTCTACGTGAAATCTGTTGACGGTGTTGGAAGTGTTACGTTTAAAGCTTTTGAATTCCATGAAGTACAGGCGAACAATCCACAACCTGTAGTGGAAAATATGGACGCTAAGTACGTAACAAGAGAAGAATTCAACAAATTATTAGATACATTAAAACCTCAGCCGGAAGAACAGAAAGGGGAGCTGACGCATGAGTAATCCGTTAATGGGAATGATGGGCGGTATGCCGGGTGGCAATGGTCCATTCGGAATGATTCAAAGAATGATGGGGATGATGCAAAATACACAGAATCCAGGAGCAATGCTACAGAATATGGCGCAGAGTAACCCGAACATCAAAAAGGCTATGGATATGTGCCAAGGAAGAAACCCGAAAGATGTATTTATGGAGATGTGCCAGCAAAATGGCATGAATCCAAACGACATTATCAATAAAGTAAAGTGATATCTGGACGGAGTGCACACGTCTTGATAAATAAAAGAAAAGGAGAACCAACATGAACGAGGGATTAAACACACTTAGTGCTGCCGATGTAGCAGCAGTCACAAGAAACAACGATGGAAACATGTGGGGTGACGGTGGATGGTTCTGGATTATCATTCTTGCTTTCCTGTTTTGCGGTAACGGATGGGGAAACAACAACGGAGCACAGGACGCTTTTATCTCTGACGAATTTGTGAAAAGAGATATCTTTAACACAAATCAGAATGTGTCTAACACAGCTTGCGAGACACAGAGAGACGTATTAGAGAACCGCTATAACACACAGCTCGGCTTGCAGAACTTACAGGCTCAGCAGGCTCAGTGTTGCTGCAACACACAGAAAGAGATCTTACAGAGTAGATATGATGCAGCATTACAAGCACAGAACATGCAGGCACAGATGGCACAGTGCTTAAAGAGATTCTTTAAAGCCATAAGGAATCTGTTTACCAAAAAAGTAAACACAGTAGGCACTTACGCATAGTAATATGCGTTGGCAACCGGGAGAATTGCTGGAAAATCTAAGTTTACTTTTACTTTCGCATTAAAATAATGTATAATTAAAATATCAATAATACTTATGCGGAGGTAAGAATATGTTTTATGTATATGAATGGTTTATAGTTTCAACTGGAGAAATAATATATGTTGGAAAAGGTCATAAGAAAAGATATAAGGTTAGAAAGCACAATCGTCTTTTTAATGAAATGATAAAAAGATTTGAATGTGATAGCCGTATTATCAAAGAATTTGAAGACGAAAGGGAAGCTTTTCTTTACGAGGACATCAGAATTGCCGAACTGAAAAAGAAAGGTCAATGTGTATGTAATATCAACCGAGGTGGAACCGGCGGTGATACAGAGTGGTGGAACGAAAAAAGAAGAAAAGAATATTCTGAACATAATGTTATGAAATCTAAAAGCCAGAGACAAAGAATGTCTGAAAAAAATCCGATGAAAGACAAAAAAACAGCCATGAAAGTTGGAAAAACAAAGTGGAGAGGTGTAATGGTCGGAGATGAAGAATATGAAAGTCTGGCACAAGCTGCAAAACATTATGGAGTAACTGTTCAAGCCATATCGTATTGGTTAAAAAGAAAGCAGACACCAAATTTAAGACCTTGCTATTATGTCGGAGAAGAAAAACCTATTCCACACAAAATAAAGTATTCATTTTGTAAGCCAGTATATATTGATGGGAAACATTTTGAAAGCGTAAAGAGCGCAGCTGAATACATTAACGTAACGCAAAACTCTTTGATAGCAGCACTAAAAAATAATAGACCATGTAAAGGACATATTTGTAAATATGACAATCAGCAGCCTAGTCAGACGAATACCGATAAGAGTAGTTTGAAAGGTTCAGAGACTAACGAGTGAGGACGGAAACCAATAATCTCGACACGAGTACCCGGCTCCTACCCGAATGGTAGGATGAAGATATAGTCCGAACTATCGAGGAAACCGATAGAAATGTAGAATAAAGAGTCTACATGTTAACAAAATGGCTGTGACATTAAAGAAAGCATCTTGGCAGATGGACAGGCTACACGCCAGTTAATCCAGGATAACACGATTCAGAACTTGAGAGACAAACTTGCTGATCGTGACAGAGATTTGCAGACAGCATATTGGCAGATCTCACAGGTATCACAGACCAATAACATTATTGATGCAGTGAGACCGACACCAAAACCGGCTTATATGTCTTGCAGTCCATATTTTGCGTATAACGCATTTGGTAATGGTTGCTGTGCAAGTGGGAATGTGATGTAAGTGAATGATATATCACTACTTGACTTTCTGACAGTGTACGGAGTTGCTTTACAGATAGCGAATTTTAACAGTGATCTATCACAGGCAAGTAATTCCGACATTGAAAAACACTTGCACGAGCAAGACAGTAAGTATTTTTTAAAAATAATTGAAAACCAAAACAAAATCATAAGCATGTTGGAAGAATCCATATCTACAAAAAAGTAGTCTTGCGAACATCAAAGAGAGTAGGCATGCGCTTGCTCTCTTTTTTAAGAAAGGAGAAAAAATATGTTAAATTCTATTGCTAAAAACGCTCAGACAGTAGCAACAAATCAGAATGTATTATTTACAGAAACAAGAGTGAAAAGCCGTAGATGTGCTTGTAACACAGGGTGGCTTGCACATGACAATGGCAGTGGACTTTTCGAAATAACAAACCGTGGAAATCTGCCGATGGCAGTCGAAGTTGAGTTTAACGGAAACGTTACGGCATCTGCAATAGGCGCAGTAGCATTATCCATCAAGCAGAACGGAGAACCGATTGCCGGTACGGAAATGGACTATACAGTAGCAACGGCAAATGTGTATCAGAATATCGGTGCAGCTACATTGATTGCAATTCCGGCCGGAAGTAGCGTCACTATATCGGTTGGCAACGTTGGCACAGTTGACACATTGGTTAAGGATGCGAATATCATCATTAAAAAGCTCTCATAGAAAAGGGGTGAGTTTCTATGATTGATTTTAAAAGCAACCTAGATGTTAAAACTCCGAAAGAAATCTTTGCCGAAATCAATGAACGGTTTATCGGAGCAGTCATGATGCACGGACAGTTTGCGGACTACTTCGATTTTCTCGGTTTAAAAGGATTTAAGCGAATGCATGAGTACCAGCACATTGCGGAAAGCTTGGAACGTAGGAAAGTGTGCCGATATTTTATAAACCATCACAATCAGCTTATTGATGATGTATTTGATGGAAAAGTGAATGTTATCCCGGATGCGTGGAGAACGGCCAAACGGTTAAGCGTTGGGAAAAGCACAAAGCAGAAAGCCGTAGAAGATGGATTTGTTGAGTATCACAATTGGGAATCCGAAACAAAGGAAGTGTACGAACAGTACGCACACACGCTAAGAGAAAACGGTCATGTGGCTGATGCTATGTTTGTGGAATGTCTGGTAGAGGATGTAAGCGAAGAATTAAAAACTGTAGAATGTATGATTAACGACCTCATATCTACCGGATACGACATGGTATACATCACAGAAATTCAATCGGAGATTCACGACAAATACAAAAAGAAAATGAAAGGAATCGAGGTGTAATAAATGAGCGAGATCAAAAAGATTTTGGAAGAACAGCTTGAACGTGAGAAAGCATCTGCAAAGAAAGACTTAAATATGTCTAACTTACAGGCAATGTACATGATTACATCTACATTGTGCAATATGAAATCTTTGGAATGTGAAAGCGTACCGTGGATGATTGCGGATGCATCGGAAAACCTTATCAAGAAGTACAGTAACGGAAAGTACGACAAAAACATTGATGCACTATATGACCAGTATATTATGGCGAAAGAGATGTATCAGCAGAACGGAGATCAAGCACACAGAGACAAACTGATGGAAAGTGTCGGGAAACTTATGGTAGAAGTTTACGACATGCTTTCCTCTATGGTGATGGATTCAGATTTTGCGGAAGAGCGGAAAGAGATTCAAAGGCAAATTAAGAAGCTTGCAGAGATGTAAAAGGTTTTAAATAACACATAATGGCTCTTGATAAACTCTATCGCGGGGGACAAGTTTATTACCTCTGCATTATACAATAAACATGGTGAATCACATAGGACATTTTCTTTTCTTGATACACCTCCTTTCAATTAAACCTAATAGCGGAATGCTGATTAAAGGGCGGTCAAACGCCCGTTAGGTTTTCCCTTAAGCTTGCGGACTTAGGGAACCGTCATCTTATGTTACCTCCTAAAGATATAATATGATAAATTTTCATCCCGCAAAGGATAGTGTACAGTATGGTGCATGGATTCATATCCGGCTATCCTTTTTCTGTATAGAGTTAGTTACGGAACAATATGCAGATTGACCGTCAAATAGCCGTAACAGTGGTTGGAACTGTATAGAGGGAACACTTACACCAACCACTAACGGGATATAGTTCAATGGTAGAACAAAAGTCACAATCCATCATCTCTTTGAAAAAAAGACTTATGTCCACGGTTCGATTCCGTGTATCCCGATTACCCCGACAGAGGTTCATCTGTCTGAATCCCTACCGCAGACGAAGCGGTTAATAAGAGACGTTGAGGAGGATATGCAACATGAAAAATATTATTCAGATTATCAAAGATTCTGGTCTTGAAATTACAGATGAGCAGAAAAAGACAATCGAAGATGCAGTGAAAGAGAATTACAAAAGCGTATCTGACTATGATAAGCAGACACGAAAAGTAGAAACTCTGACACAGGAACGTGACAACTTTAAAACACAGTATGAAACAGCGAAAGAGACTTTGGATGGGTTCGAGGGAAAAGACTTCGATGCAATCACAAGAGAACGTGATGAGTGGAAGACAAAAGCTGAGAATGCAGAAAAAGAATGGAAAGACAAGTTTGAAGCCAGCGAAAAAGAGTACAATCAGAAGATTGAAGAAAGAGATTTCAATGACGTTCTGACAAAGGCTCTTGCGGGCGAGAAATTCAGTTCTGATTTTGCCAAGACAGGCATTATCAACATGATTAAGGATAAAGGCCTGAAACGTGAGGGCGAAAAGATTCTTGGCCTTGATGATTACATGAAAGAACTGAAAGAATCTCAGAAAGACGCTTTCGTGACTGATGGTAAGACACCGCCAGTATTCACTACACCTACAGAAAAAGGCGGAAGTGAACAGAAAGCAGAGCCGTTTGTTCCTGGAACTGTTTGGTAAAACCATACTGTGAACCGACTATCAATAGGAGATAGCCGTTGACCTTAAAGAATTAAAGGAGAACAAAAATGGCAGAAACAACAAGAATTACATCGTTAAACATGTTACTTGACCCAACCGGAAAAATGCTTCTTGCAGAAGAGTACGGAAAGGTCATTGAAAACGTCCAGAAGAATACTATTTCTGGAAAAATGAAGAATACCGAACTTTCCGGTGATCCGTCAGCCGGAACCGTAGAAGCGAAAAGATTCGCAAATGCGACATCTAAGAATTACGGAACAGCCAGAGGTGCATCTAAAGGTGATGGAGTAAAAGGAAAGCCGGTTACGATTCCAATTGATGTAGATAAGGAAATCGTAGAAGAGGTTGAACAGAAAGACGTATCTCTTCTCGGAGTAGAGGGACTTATCGCAAAAAGAACAGCGAACCATGCGCTTAGAATGATCGCAGAACTCGACACTGAGTTCTTCAAAGTTGCTGGAACAGATGCGACAGAAGTTGATCTGACAGGCATTACAGCTATTGAGGAACAGGCTGAAGCCATGATTCAGCAGTGCGAAACTACAAAGAATGAATATGTGGACGGAGTACCACGTTCTATGATGAACATGATCTGTACGCCAAAATTCTACGGAAAAATCCGCACATATCTGGACAAAGTTACAGTGCCTGGTGTTGGCGTGGCTGACGAAGAGTTCTACGCTTATCATGGCGTAAAAACATTCTCATGCGTGCACATGCCGACAGACGTTGACGTGATCGTGATGGTGGATGGAGCTATCGCACAGCCTGTTAAATCCACACCATACAGTGCTGAGAAGATTCCTCTTTCAGAAGCATATGGTATCGAACTCTTCTATCATTACGGAACCAAATCTGTAATGCCAGACCTTATCTTCAAGAATAAGAAAGGTGAGTAAGCATGAGACAGTTTGAAGACTTGGAAACGGGCAGAACCTTATCAACTGAGCATGAAATGAGTGCTCAGTTGATGGAGAATAACCCAAATAAATACAAAGAGATCAAAGGCGAAAACAAAGGCAGAAGATCTGCCACAAAAGCAGATCAGAAGTAGCAGGGGGAGTATTATGGCATACACAGATTATGAATTTTACAGAAACAAATTCTATGGTGATACTGTGCCGGAAAGTGACTTCCTTAAGTATGCAGAGCGCGCCAGTGACCGCATAGACCAATATACTTTCGGCCGTCTTGTTGACGGACTTCCAGAAAATGAGCGAGCTAAAACGAAAGTACAAAAGGCGGTCTGTGCGGTTGCTGATGAAATGTATAAAGTTGATCAAGCTAGAAATGCCCTTATGGACAACATAGGGACTATACAGAGAGAAGATGGGACGGTCATAAATAAGACCGTCTCTTCTATTTCTTCCGGGAATGAAAGCATATCCTACACTACAGGCAGTAATGCATTTGCCAACAATAAGTATGTAGAACTTGCAACAAATCCCAAAAAAGAAAGTGAACACTACTTGCAAAAAGCAGTGGAATATCTCTTTAACACTACTGACGACAACGGTATACATCTTTTGTATGCCGGACTGTGAGGTTAATATGTTAAAAATCATCAAAAGATTGTTATGCAAACATGAAAAGAAAGTTCATGCCGGAACATATCTGGAAGATATCGGCAACGGGATTAAAGAAACACGGCACATATGGAAGTGTGAAAAATGCGGTAAAAAGTTTTATTAACGAGAGGTGATACCAATGTATGACAAAACCATAACTGTATTCAACAAATATGTGAATCAAAAGGATGAAATATTTTGGTATCCGACCGTAATTAAAGGTGTTCAACTCATTGTTGATAAATCCGCAAACATCGAAAAGACAGGACTTGATACGGCTGACACGGCAACGCTCCATGTTTTGTATGTCATGGTATCCAATGAAAAAGTAGTAGCTGGCAAAAAGTATCTTGATCCTAAAAAATGGGCGAAACAAATTAACGATACGCTTGGACATACCGTCACATTTGCAAGCGGTGACTTTTTCATTGAGGGCGAACATGATGAAAAGATGATAGCAGACGAAGACTATCAGAGCCGGAGAGACGGTGGATTTTATGATTACATGAACAAAAATCATGACAATGTATTCTTAATCACCAATGTCGGAACATACACACTTATCCCACATTTTGAGATAGGGGGAAAGTAAATGGCACGTAGCAGAATGTTCCATTTTCCGAATATTTCAATAGTTGAAGCTGACATCAAAGTGAATGTGAATCTTGACCGATTCGAAAAGCAATTCCAAGATGCTCAACTTTGGTTAGATGAACAGGTATGGACAGGCACAAAAAAGTATATTCCGCAAAGAGACGGAATGTTGATTGATACTACTAGTGTGCAGAATGAATCCCTGAAAGGTAGTGGAAAGGTTTATGCCGGATATGGTCCTTACGCAAGATTTTTGTACATGGGAAAAGTTATGGTGGATCCGGAAACTGGTTCGCCGTGGGCAAGGCCAAAAGCAAAAAAAGTAGTAACAGACCGTGATATCCAGTTTTCGAAAGTGCCAAATCCTTTTGCAACAGACCATTGGTTTGATGCTGCTAAAGATGAATTTGGTGATACATGGGTAAAAGGAGTGAAGAAACGTGCAGGCGGTGGATAGTAAAAAAACAGTGAAATACGATGTTGACGGATACGACATTGTAACAAATGCACTTAAAGATTTGCTGAATCAGTATCCTGGATTGGAAACCGGAGAAGTGTTTAAGTTTTCCACACTCAAAGAAGATGACGGAATGGCATTCTATCCGGTATCCGGTGCGGTGATTGCACAGGAGAAAAAATCGGTAACAGGTAAGGTGAATCAGCTTTGCAACTACCCATTTTATATCGTGTACAGGACATCCCGTGATTCTCCGAATATGAAAGCGGATATCAAGGAATTTCTTGATAGTGTAGGTAAATGGCTGGAACGACAAACAGTCATGATTGATGGCGAAAAACAAAAGCTTTCATCTTACCCAACACTTACAGAAGAACGAAAAATAGAAGAGATTACAAGAATCACACCATCATATCTTGACAAGACTTACGAAAACAATGTGCAAGACTGGGTGATTAGTATGTCTCTTAAATACAGAAATGTATTCATAAGAACTAATTAACCGGACATCAATTGGAGATGTTCGCTGACCGTAAAAAGTTAACGGTAGAAAGGACTATAATATGGGAAATCTTAGCAGAGAAGCACTCGCACATTATCTGGACTATAGTTTCAAACAGACACCAGCAAGTGCTACGTGGGAAATCCTTGGTGATGACATCGACGATATGTCGGTTGATCTGAACCCGGATACAGAGACAAAGAAGAACATTCTTGGTCAGACAAAAACGACAGACAATGGATATGAACCGTCTATGGATGCAGATACATACTATGCAAACCCGGACAAAAAGCTGTATCCGAAGATTAGGGATATTGCAATGAAACGATTGAAAGGAGCGGACTGTAAAACACTTATGCTGGAAGTCCTTGTGGAAGATACAAGTGCGGAAAACCATCTTGCATATGTTGAAGAGGTTATGGTAAAACCTCAGTCTTATGGTGGAGATACATCTGGCGTAAATATTCCGTTTAAAGTATCTTCTGACGGTAAGAGAACAGAGGGATATGTAAGTGCTACTTCGCTTGCTTCTGGCAATCCAGAATTTACATCCGGAGCAATTCCACATAGCCTTTCTACAGGAAAAGAAGTACTGTAACGCTTTATTAACAGGAGGAATAATATGAGCAACAAGTTACCAAAAAAAAGAAATGATAGCGAACTGGTTATTAAGATAAATGATGGCCGAGTCAAAATCCCGATCAAAAACCAGTTTGGTGAAACTCTTGGAAATATAGTTTTCGCACCGACTGACACTAATATTGTTGACAGATACGAAGAAGTCGTTCAATTTTGGAAAAATTACAAGATGCCGGAAGATGACAGCATTGAAGCTGCCAGAAAAGCAGAAAAGGAAATTGCAGAGAAAATGTCTTATCTGATTAATGGAGATGCAGAAAAAGCGTTTTTCCAGGTTCTCGGACCGTTTTCTCCGATGGATGATGGAAGAATTTTCCTCGAAATTGTAATTGACAGTGTTGCAAAAGTCATTGAAACAAAACTGAACACCAACGTAACAAAGGTACAGCGCCGTGTAAATAAGTATGTGGCCAAGTACCACAACTAATGGATGTCTGGAAACTTCCGAAATCTGTTAAAGTAAACGGCAAAGAATATCGAATACGCTCAGATTACAGAGCCGTGTTAGATATTCTTTGTGCTATTAATGATCCTGATATAGTAGCCGGAATGTCCGAAGAAGAAAAAAACTTGGAGATATACACAACGATTCTGGCTATATTCTACGAAGACTTTGATAATCTTCCAACGGAAGACTGGGAAGAAGCTTTAAAGACAGCGAAAGAGTTTATCGACTGCGGATTTAAGGGAGATAAGAAAAAACCGCAACTTATGGATTGGAAAAAAGATGCAAAGATTCTAATTCCGGCCATTAATAAAGTGGCACATGAGGATATTCGTGAGAAAGAGTACTTGCATTGGTGGACGTTTATGGGACTTTTCATGGAGATTGGAGAATCTCTGTTCAGCACTATCACTAACATTCGCGAAAAAGTCTCGAAAGGGAAGAAATTGGATAGTTGGGAAAAAGAATTCTATTCTAGCAATAAGGAACTTGTTGACCTTAAAGCGACACCAGAGCGAAGCAAAGAAGAAAAAGAAGAATTAAGAAGAGTATTCGGGCTCGCAAATAATTAACCGGGTATTATACGGAGATACCCGCTGACCGCAAATATTTAGCGGTAGAAAGGACAATACATGACAGAAGATGGAAGTATTGTTATTAACACAAAAATCAGAACTGATGGCGTAAAGGCGGGCGCACAAGAAATTGAAGCCGGATTGCGAAGAGCAGCAGACAGGGTGGATAATTTGGGAACGTCTGCAAAAAACGCCATCAACAAGCAAATAGATGCTTTTGCAAAACTGAATAACGAATACAGCGCACAAGAACAAAAGGTAGAATCGTTACGGCAAAAGGTAGCATCCTATGCAAATCAGCGTATCCCAACTACTGAATACAAGGAAATATCCGACCAAATTTCAAAAGCAGAAGCAAAACTCAATCAGCTTATGTCATCACAGGAACGTTTTGTAGCAAACGGAGGGAAAAAGAACACTTCGACTTATAAAAAAATGCAGTATGACATAGATGAACTTGCAAACACTATTAAATACGCAAGGTCGGAGCTTGTTGATCTGGAAGTTTCTGGAAAAGCCTTTTCGACTGGTGTGAACACCAAAGAAGCACAGGCAGACATGGAAAGACTTGCGAGTGCAGAAAGAAGACTTGCTGATATGCAGAACCGATTAAACACATCGTATTCTGGCATTAAAAGCAAACTTGCAAGTTACGGTACTGGTTTGGTTTCCTTGAAAGAAAAACTTTTTGGAGTAAACAGTGCTAATAACAAAACTGCGAATTCCAATTCAAAACTGAGTAGATCATTTAAAGACACTAGTAAATCAGCCGGATCAGCAAGAATGAGTATCGGAAGAATGCTTACGATGTCTCTATTGTTTAGCGGTGTTTTTCGAATTCTTAGTGCTCTTACACAAGGAATAATAGGTGGATTTAATAATCTTGCTCAATACTCCAAAACCACAAACGCAAATATATCTACTTTGTGGGGGAGTCTTATAAGATTGCAAAATGCATTTGCTACAGCTTTCAGTCCGATTCTGACAGTTATCACACCGATACTGTCACGATTCATTGACCTTATCAGCACAGCCATAACTTATGTAGGGATGTTTTTCGGGTATCTTGCCGGGAATAAAACATACACAAAGGCACTGGCAGTACAAAAAAATTATGCTGCAAGTCTGGACAAGACCGCCAAGTCTACGAAGAAAGCCACAAAAGCAGCGAAAGACTACCTGTCACCGCTCGATGAAATTAATCGGTACACAACAAATAAGGATACCGACACAACACCGTCTGGATCCGGTGCAAACGGAACACCAATCAGCAAAATGTTTGAAGAAGTTCCAATAGATGTACCGCCGATTTTTGAAAAAATCAAGGATGTACTGGGGCAGATATTCCAACCATTTAAAGAAGCGTGGGAACGTGAGGGAAAGAACACAATTGATGCTGCTAAGTATGCATTGTCGGAGCTTGGAGCACTGGCAAAGAGTGTCGGCAGTAGTATGTTGGAAGTCTGGACGAATGGTACAGGCACACAGATATTGTCTACCATGTTACAGATCGCACAGGGACTGCTTACAACGATCGGGAATATCGCAAGGCAATTAGATATAGCTTGGAATAAAAACGCCGTAGGAACGGCCATTATACAGGCTATAGCAGATGCATTCCAAAAGGTGCTTGATATCATAAATCGTCTTGTGTGGGATACGGCTCAGTGGGCGGGATCATTGAACTTTTACCCGTTACTTAATTCGATTAAGAATCTGTTTGAATCTATGTCACCGCTGATAGAAGCTATTGGAAGTTTCTTAGAAAGATTGTATGCGAACATTATATTGCCGATGCTTACATGGCTGATAGAGAGCGGTCTTCCGGCACTTATTAATGTACTTGCTGGCTTGTTTAATTTCCTCGGCGAACATCAGTGGATTGTTGATGCCATTGGGACAGCATTAGTTACAGCGTTTGCTGCATCAAAGATAGTTCCTTTAATTGCAACTATATCAAGCGCAGTTCTTGGATTTGCTGGACACATAGGAACATTAATTGACATTTTAAAAGGTGGCGGTGGATTAATTGGCGTTATCGGTCAAGTAGTTTCTACGTTTGGCATTGTTCCTATTGCAATAGCAACAGCAATAGCAGCAATCATATTAATAGCTACTCACTGGAATCAACTTAAAGCTGTAATGCTGAAGCTTATGGACTGGATAAAAGGAGTATTTGCCACTGACTGGCACGCTCAATTCGGAGTATTTGGAGATGTAGTAGAAGTTTTTCTTAACAGCTTTAAAGGGATTTTTAACAGCATTAAACAGATCTGCTCTGGGTTTGTCACATTTTTAAAAGGAGTATTTACAGGGAATGTAAATATGGCGCTAAAAGGAATACTAAACATACTCCGTGGAGCTGCTAACTTAATCTACTCAATTTTTAAAGCACCTGTAAATATGGTTATCGCTTTATTTAATGGATTGAATCAAGCGATCATTAATGCAATTAACGGTTTGGTAGACGGACTGAATCACATTAAGGTACCAGATTGGGTTCCAGGTATCGGTGGTAAAGGAATTAATCTTTCCCATGCAAATTACACCAGAATTCCATATCTTGCACAAGGGGCAGTTATTCCGGCCGGAAATCCGTTCTTGGCGGTGCTTGGTGACCAGACAAAGGGAAACAACTTGGAGATGCCGGAAAATCTGTTAAGAAAAATCGTAAGTGAAGAAAGCGGTAAAGGTACAGGAATGATAAAACTTGTGGTAAATCTGGACAGCCGTACTGTACTTGAACAGCTTATTAATACAGCAAAAGAGATGCAGATGTCCAATGGACAGAATGTATTTGAACTCGGGAGGTAGGTAAAATGGCACAGCAAGTGATTAAGATTAATGGTCGGACTATTCATCAGCCAGACACATTCAAGTTCAGCTTTGCCACTACCTCTACAGAGGGAACAGAGCGATTAATGAGTGGAGTTATGTGCAATGAACCGATGTTCACGGTAGAATCTTACGCTTATGAGGGAAGTGACATAAGTATATCGGAAATGGCAAGTCTTTTGCAGATGATTGTAAATCAGAGACAGGTGCAACTATATTATTTTTCCGTGTATTACGGAAGATGGAGAGAAGCACCGTTTTACGTCACACAAGGAAGTGTAGATATCGGGACATTAAAAGAGGGAGAAGAAAAGTACAAATCCCTTAGTTTTAACATAATCGGGGTGAATCCACTATGATACACATTAGCAATGCATATAAGAAAGCTATATACGGACGTAGTGACTGGTATCCATCTGCAAGGGTTACTTTCTTGGATGGCACAGTGTTAAATCTTGGCCGATCCGAATTTTTAATATCTGGCAACAACATTGTTGATGGAGCTGGTACACAAAGCTTGCCACTCGGTAATGTTGTGTCCAGAAAAATTACAGTAAAACTGTATAACGCAGATGACAGATATAGAGTTCATAGCTTTCTCGGTGCAAAGATAACATTGTACAAGTCAATTAGCACGGATATAGGTGATCTGGCTATAAAAAGTGGCACTTATACCGTAATTGACCCGGAAAGCTATGGAGATACCGTAAGTTTTTCGGCTTATGACGATGCATACAAACTTGACAGAGATTATACCACACATTTAACGTATCCACTCAGCCTAAAGGATATTCTGAAAGATTCTTGCAGAACGTGCGGTGTGCAGATGGATGTTACTTCGTTTTCTGATGATAACATCATGGTAAAGGAAAAACCTACAAATACCACTCACAGACAGGTGATCGGATGGATTGCAATGATTGCAGGCGGTAATGCGTGGATGAATGCAGATAACCATTTACAGATTTCACAGTATGATATGTCTCTTTTTGATAATATTGCGGACATTGACGGTGGATGGTTTGATGATCCGAGACAGAATTATGACGGTGGTCAGTTCGAAACAGACATGATATCAGAAAAGTATTCAACTTATGCGGAGATGTCTGGCGGTACATTCTCAGAAGACATTAGCGAGTATTATTACGACGACTTGGATTGGAGTTCCGAAAAATATTCAAGCGGTTCGAATGTTGACGGTGGATGGTTTGATGATGGGTTGGAACTTCTTACAGATGATTCTTATGGAATTATGTACAGGTCCGTTGAAAGAAAGCAGAAAAATACATATCAACTGATAGGGAAAAAAGATAATCTGTTCTTGCTTAAAAACGGGAATGTGCTTGGAGTGCATTCCGTGGATGTGGAAGAAGCCAGCGGATACATTCTGACAGATGCTACAAATGTGTATACAAGTGGTGACATCATAGACGATGGTAGCTTCAAGTTAGTTGATAATTTCCATTTCTTAACTCAGTGGAAGACAGGGCTGACAACAGGAGTAGAACCTATAGTTATAACAGGTATTCAAACTACAGAGGATGAAAAAACGTACACATATGGTTCTGATGGATACATATTGAGTATAGAGAATTCACTAATCAAAGATAAGAGCTTACTGGTTAATACAGTCGGAGCAAAACTTACGGGCGTATCATTTATGAATTTTTCCGGCGAACATCTTTCTTATCCTCTTGCAGACTTTATGGATCTTGCCTATGTTATCGACAGGAACGGAAAAGTAAACAAAACCATCTTGACTGATATTACTTTTAACTTTCTCGGTTTTACTTCGCTGAAATGTTCGGCCGAAAATGCAATCAGAAATAGCAGTAAGTACGTGACTTCTGAAACGAAAGCAATACAAAAGGCCTCTGCAATGGCTGATAAAAAAATCAGCAAATACGATGAGGCTGTTCAATCTCTTACGGCTTTAATGACGCAAGGTATGGGATTTTTTAAAACGGAAGAAGTTCAAGATGATAAATCCATCGTATTTTATCTCCACAACAAAGAAAAACTGGAAGATTCAAATATCATCTGGAAGATGGTCGGGGATGCTTTTGCGGTATCTACAGATGGTGGCAAAACATGGAATGCCGGACTTGATTCTAATGGAAACGCAGTAGTTAATGTACTTTCTGCCGTAGGTATTAACTGCGATTGGATACATTCTGGAACATTGACACTTGGTGGCTATAACAACCAAAATGGTGTACTTTCGATGCAAGATTCAGACGGAAATGAAATAGGGAGATGGAATAATCAAGGTGTGTATGCAAAAGGACATTATGTATCCGAAGATTCTATAGGTAGAAAAATAGATTTGCATAATGCAAAAATTGATCTTTACTCATCTGGAGGAAAATATACAGGTTACATTTCTGGAGAATTAGATGGTATAGAAGCGAGAGCTACGTCTACGGATTACCTAAACATCGGAAAAGGTTATTCCGAATTTAATGTTTCAAAAAGATTACAACTTTTAAGTAAAAATCAAATTGCCATTTCTGCAAAGGAGATTGTGATTAATGGAAATAAAGCAAAAACAGGAACTGCCATGTTTAGCGATGGAAGTTACTTAAAATTTGTGAATGGCAATTTAGTCGGTGGAAGAACTGCAAGTGGCACAACATTTTAAGGAGACAGGCATATGACAAAAACAGAAAGTGCGGTTCAATGGGCTATTAATATCGCAAACGATAACAGACATGGATACAGCCAAGCGAACCGGTGGGGGAATCCAGACTATGATTGCTCATCACTCGTAATATCTGCATGGCAACAAGCCGGAGTTCCGGTAAAATCAAATGGAGCTACTTATACGGGAAATATGTACAATGTTTTTCGTGCTTGCGGATTCACGGATGTAACGGCAAGCTGCAACAGAGCCACTGGTGCTGGAATGCAAAGAGGGGATGTACTGCTAAATGTTAAATATCACACTGCAATGTACATCGGTGGTGGGCAGATGGTGCAAGCATCATCTACAAGAGGACATCCAGAAGCCGGGGATCAGACGGGAACAGAAGTATGGGTGTGCAGATATTATAATTATTCGAGAGGATGGGATTACGTTTTGCGGTATACAAAAGGCGGTTCTGCTGGCGGTGGAGGGACACCGACACAACCATCTGGTGTTTCTCTTGTAAGATGGATCCCTGGATAGAAAGGAGAAAATATGGCTATACAGATGCGTAGGGGACTACTTGCAGATTTTGACGCAAGTAAGATGCTCCCCGGTGAATTTGCGGTAACTATAGACGAAGTGGCCGAAAACCAAAAAGTATTTATCTGTTTTTCAGCCGGAACATTTAAGACGTTGGCTACAAGAGAAGATTTTGAGCAAGACTTGGCGAATATCCAACAGGCTATCGAAGACGCAAGAGAAGCGTCAAAGACAGCGAATGAAGCTATCGACAAGGCTAACCAAATCATAGCCGGAAAAGTCGGAATCGATGATACACAGTTGAGTGGATCTACAGTGTATTCTTCAGAAAAGACAGATCAGCTGTACGTTAAAAAAACAGAATACGACAAACTTGTTGAAAAAGTAAACTCTTTGGTAAGCGATTTATCAAATGCTCTAGTAAGTAGGTGATAGTATGGACCAGATATACATTGAAGCGTTGAACGAAGCGAAAACATTGTCAGATAGTGATTACTTGCTCATAGAAACAAGCACAGAAGATCTAAAGATTTCTATCGGGACTTTAAAACAACTGCTTTCCGTTGCTACAGCGAATAAATTAACAAATCCGTTTGAACTAACTCTTTCCGGCGATGCTACAGGGACAACAACTATAGATGGCAGTGAATCTGTTGATATTGATGTGTCTCAAATCAAAGCAACTTCGCTGAAAAACGATATTAAAATCAATGGTACACCGTTTGATGGGCAGGACGGAATAGTAACTGACAGATGGGGGAAAGAAAGACAGATTACTATCGGTGGATGCAGTAGAAGCGTAAATGGCGAATCTGATATTGAATTTCCAGCAAACGAAGTCTTTTCAGGATCTGGACAGCCTTACGTCCCGACCGCTGGTGGAGCTATGACAGGAGATTTAAAAAGGAACATTAATGATGCTGATTATACTGTTTACAGTGCTACTACAGAAACGACAGAATCTGGAACGTCTGTAAATATTAAATTTGGAGATGTTAATGCAAATCCAGTCATACTCGGATTAAGCCAGCCAATTTGGAACAATGGCGTAAATGTAAAAAAACTGCTTACAGAGGACGATATTTACGAGTTAGAAAGACGTATTAGTGAATTAGAAAGTATGGCTACACAAACATTATCTATTAAGGAGGAAGATATAAATGGCTGATGAAAAAGTGCAGAAAATTTATGGGAAATATATAAAAGACCTTCCACAAGTTACAGAAGTAAATGATACAGATGATATCATCGTGGAAGATTCTACACCGATTACAAATCGAACAAAACTTGGTGTTATTTTCGATACGATTAAAAGTAGAATTGCATCTACGTGGAAATTTTCAGAATTAGGGAACAAAACAATTCTGACGTATATTACGGAATTAAAAGCAAAAGCCCCAGTATTTGGCACAACGTCTCTTATCGAAACACCTGCAAATACTTACAAAGATACTACTGTAAAATTCGGAAAAACTTTTTCAAAGGCTCCGACTGTACTTATATCTCTTTCCGGTGGATCGCAAAATACAAAATCGTTCGGAGTAGAGGTTTTAAGTACGACCACCAGTAGTTGCGTTATTCGTACTGTTAACGGACACAATTCAAGTGTGTCTATGTTTGTTAACTGGTGCGCATTAACCTAAAAATGTGGGGAACATTGCCAGTCGAAAAATATGAGATGATTTCCTTATCAAACAGGAAAGGAGAAAAAATATGGCAGCTATGAGCGAAGAAACCATGTGCGAAGTGATCAAAAGCTGTGCATACGGTTATACCGTAGACGAATTGGCAGAACACTACAGCATGGAAAAAACATATGCAGAAAAGTTTGTGAAAGATCATACATCAGAGATTACAGAAACGAAAGAACACTTAAAACAGGAGGGATATATTGAATAGGATAGTCGATGTTTCTGAACATAACAGGAACATCGACTGGGCGAAAGTAAAAGCATCCGGCATTGTAGGTGCTATCATCAGATGCGGATATGGACAAGATCAGACAGGACAGGATGACAAAAAATGGCTGAGAAATGTATCTGAATGTGAACGTCTTGGCATCCCTTACGGTGTGTATCTGTATTCTTACGCAAAGACTACAGGTGCGGTACGGGGAGAAATCAACCACGCATTAAGACTTCTAAAAGGACATTCTCCGGCATGGCCTGTATATTTTGACAGCGAACAGCCGGGAACACAGAGCGTTGCAAAAGCCAACGCAAAAGCATTTTGTGACGCAATGGTGGCACATGGCTATAAAGCCGGAATCTATGCATCTACATCTTGGTACAAGAACTATATCGGTCAGACATGGGGATATTCTCTGTGGATTGCATCTTACGGCTCTAAGTCCGCCGGAGTAGACGGAATTGATATGTGGCAGTACACCTCGAAAGGCTCTATTCCTGGAATCCCTGGAAATGTAGATGTAAACTATCTCTATAAGGATTTGGGCGGTACGGTAACTCCGGTACAGAAACCGACTGTAGCACCGGCATTTAAACCGGTAGATGAATCTTGGAAAGGTGACAAGCGGTATTATCTTAACAATTCCCGTGTTGGAGAATGGCAGAAAGCCATGAACAAAGGGTTTGATACCAACGCACTGTCTGTTGATGACAAATTCGGTGTCGGCTCACAGAATTTTGCTAAAACGCATATCTTATGGGCGGGGCAGACGCACAATTGTATCACGGCTATTAGATGGCTTAGACGTACCCTCAGAGACGTATATGGCTTTACAAAGTTGTCTTACAATGGGGGATGGACAGACTACCTCGGGAAGTGTGTAGAAGTATTCCAGAGGAACAGAGGACTTACGCCGGACAGAAAAGTAGGACTTATCACGACCTACTGGCTCTTATCCGGCATCGTAAAATAATATAAGAGCATTACACTTTACATACAATACCAAAAATCCCACTACTGTTTTCTCGCCAGTAGTGGGATTTTGAATTATTTATTAATTACATATTTTATATCTTTTGTTGACCAGAAATCCGGTGCAACATTAATTTCGAAATTCTTAAAATCTGTAGGTACTTGATATACGATGATTCCATTCATCTTCTTCCCAGAAGCAACTGATCCGTCTAATTGCGTCTTTCCCTCTGCTTCTGGTGCTTGCTGTCCGAGAATGTCTTGATTCAACGAATAATCATCACAATAAGCTTCAAAGTTCGCTGCAGAACTAATATTGATATCTTTGGATGAATTGTTCTCGATGTTAAATTCAAGTATCAAAAACTCTTTTCCATCATCCGGTTTCACATATTCACTTCCGGCTGATTCTGTAGAACTTACTAATGTTACATTAACATCTTTAAGAGATACTGTTTCACCGACCTGAAATTCTTTTTTCTCATCCACTGTTCCCGATTGAGAACTTTCATCGTTTTTACCAGAAGAAGAGCTTACTTTTTTAGGTTCACTTTTGTCTCCTCCTGCCAACGATCCTATAGCTCCAATTACTACGAATACTCCGAACACTATAAGTATAGTTTTGAGACATCCACCTTTTTTCTTTTTCACTTTGATTCCTCCCTCATTATATAGTATGCTATAATTATATTCTATTAAGTATTTTTCTTTTCTTTTCTTCGAATTCTTGCTTATTGATTGCTCCACAGTCAAGAAGTTCTTTCAATGTTTTTAACTGATTTAGATCATTTACAATTTCTGCGGTAGATTCTGGTTTTTCACTTATCTTTTTGTTTAGGAAATCCATAAATTCTTTATATCTTTTTTTGTAATCTTTTCCTACAACCGAAAGAAGTAAAGAATTTGGATCGTTTTTAACCGTCTTCTTCCATCCTTTGTCCATCCATTTTATTTGCTTGGCCTGTTCTCCCGGAATTATAAATTGTATATATCCAGGCCCCCACCAAACACTTGGTTCTTTGCATGTTATACCACTAATGTTTTGATAATAGAATTTTCTCCCTTGTTTTCGAGAATCTGTTACATACATAGGAATAATCTCTACATATTCATCACAAGCAACAAGTTTCCCGAAAAAGCTATCTAATTCCAAGACCTTTTTATTCTGCATATAAGTACCTCCGCATACATAGTATGCTATCTTCTTAATACCGCAATCACAACTCCAAACCTTACCCATTGTTCCATGTCTTCAAAACTATTCGGATCAACTTCTATGACATCACCGAAGCCGTTGATCGGGACTAACTTTGTCTTACTTCTCTGTACATACCGCCTTATATACGCACGTCCTGTTTCTTTGTGTATAATAATCACGGTATCACCGTTTCTTGGTACTCTTTTGGATATGCAAATGATATCACCCTTTACATATACAGGAAGCAAGTGGTTGCTCGTTATCTTTATACCACAATGTAACGTCTCACCGTACTTTTTTATGTATTCCGGGCAGTATATCCGTTCTTCGTGTGAGGAATCCAATATCATACCGTCAGCCATCTCACCAGTGGGGCATAGAACATCCAACATGTTTTCTGGATCCGTTTCCAGCACTTTCATAGAGAGTTCATAGTCCATCTTACCAAGAATATACGCACGTTGCCTGTCGGTCAATTGCCTGTACTTTCCCAATACCTCGTATTCCTTAGAAGAACACCCTAAGAGATCAGGGATAGGTTTGTGCGTTAGTTCCGACAACCTTAGTGCTAAGAAAACGTCAAGATTATTAGTCTTCCGTGAAATGATGTTTTTGTATGTGGACACAGACACACCCAGCATCTTAGAAAAGAGAACTTGCGTAAAATCAAGGCTTTTCCGCTCTTCTTCGATGTTATGTGCAAAGTTATTCAACATTTCCTCTTTTGTTAACATTATGTCACATCCTGTCGAAAAGGCTAATATCTTGGCTATTTTTCATTCTTTTTAATAAGAAAAATACGATATTTTAGCCAACATCTTGACTATAGTTTCGAGTTATAATCTATATAAATATTACATGTATAATTATAAAATAAAAATGGCACTTGTCAAGCCATTGATAGGAGGTAATCTAATGGGAAAGGACGAAATGAACAGCAAGAGCAGCAAAACATGGACTGATACTTATGAAAACGAAATCAAGCGGATGATAAAAGGCATCCGTGACCCTCGCTTAATGCGGTACATCTATCTTATTGTAAAAGATGCTATCAGCGAAAACATTGACAGATAACAAACATATGTTCTATAATGTAGGTAATCGCTACTGGAATGACGTGTCGGGATATTGGAGGGATTTATGTGGATGAAAAGAAACAGCAAGAATATTACAAAACTCGGATTCTTGAAGCAGTAACCGCAATGACAAGCGAAAAATATTTAAAACTGGTATTTTATTTTGTCAAAGCGTGCTATAGAGAAGAAAAGGAAAAGGAGACTTAATGTCCCCTTTTCCTTTTTAGTTGCCAGAAACGAAAGTGTTGAAAAACTCGCAAAAAACTTTTTTTCTGTCTGTGCTCATGTGATAATAATCAATTATAATTTTCTGAAACTGTTCATCGTCTGCGCCTAATTTTGCTACAATCTCAAGAAATTCTTCTGATGGTTCCTTGAATGATTTATCGTCAATCAAGTCGGATTTTAAAATCTTAAAGTAATCAGCTATTGCCTGTACCTTCCCCATCTTCGGCATTATCTTGCCAGTGCACCAAGTATTAAAAGTTGTTTGGGGGAATCCTAACGCTTCAGCAACTTCCTTTTGTTGCTTTCCACTATTGGAAATGTAGTAGTTTAGGTTCTTTGCGAAGATTTTTCTCTGTTCCTCCTCGGTCATGTTAACACCTCCTCTCTACGTTTATTATAGTATCACAGAATCCTAAAAAATTCAACAAGAATCCTAAAAAATTAAATTATTATATTGACAATACGAAAAAATAGGATTATAATACAGGCATAAGATAAAGAAAGGAGGAACCTAAATGGTAGAGACTTACAAAGTTCCGAGGATTTCCATAGCAGCATGTAGAGTTAATGCGAAGCTGAAACAAAGAGAATTTGCTGAGAAAGTGGGCGTTTCTCCGGCAACTGTAACTAATTGGGAGTTAGGTAAAACAGAGCCAGATTTAAGTCAGTTAAGAATCATCAGTGAACTTTCTGGTATTCCTATGGACTTTATTTTTGTGGATAGGGAATCCTAAAATATAGGATTTAAAGTATGCGCAACGGAAGGGCTAAGTGGAGATAGCAGGTGAAGAGCCAAGAGGTGAAAGGATATGGAGCTGAAATGATAAGCACTGAATGTAACCGAGATGGAAATGAGTAGCAGAGACGCGAAGAGAAGTGATATGGATTTGTGACGCTTAGCACGGATAAGAAAAGTAGCAGATAAGCACGGAAAGATACGATAAGAGAAGTTCCGAAATGGAGTGGCATGGAACGGCGATGATTGGCTGAGGAAACGAAGCGAAAAGCTTTGAAACGTAACGGAATAGCATGGAATAGACGTGAAACGGAAAGGCTTGGCGCAGCGCAGAATTGATATGGAACAGCTTAGATAAGCTCTGAGAAGGATTGGCTAGGAATAGATTTGCATGTAGATGATAAGGAAAAGCCAAGGACTGCTTTGAAAAGGAAACGAAGAGCGAACAGGAGAAAAGAAATCCAAAATTAAAATTGAAAAGGAGAAAAAACAGATGAAAGAATTGAATGTAAGAATAACGTTCACTGAGGAAGTATTAGGTTCTCAGTGTGCGGATAAGGAGATTCACCGGACTTATATTGCATCCAAAGCACCGGACGCACCGTCCCGTGAGGACGAAGTAGCAACACTGGGTGTGGATGCAGTAGAAGAGAAATCAATGACGATTTTCCACAAATACGAAGACGGAAAGCCGTTCGTATATGACTACCAGTTAAAAGGCATGTTCAAAGATTCATGCGGAATGCTTCGCAAAGTCAAGGGCAGTGAATCATCAAAAATCAAGGCGTACAAAAAGGAGATTGACGGTCTTATTTTTGTGAAAGAGCGCAAAATACCTCTGATTTTTGACGGGGATATGGGAACGTGTCAGAGACCACTCCGGGCAAACACACCACAGGGAGAAAGAATATCCCTTGCGTGTTCAGAGACCGTTCCGGCCGGAACAACGATGGAATTTACCGTTCAGTGCATGGTAGATAGCCATGTAAAAGTCATAAAAGAATGGCTTGACTATGGAGAATTAAGAGGATTTTCGCAGTGGAGGAACTCAGGAAAAGGGCGCTATGTTTGGGATGAACTGGACAAAAACGGGAACATCATTGGCGGTAATAACTTACATAAAAAGGTGAAAAAAACAGGTACGAAAGGGAGTAAAAAAGCCTAAAAATATTTATTTTTCAATGTATTCAAATTATTGAAAAGGTAAATGCGAAAATTGTAGTTGATTTTTGGTCAAATCGCAAGCCACTTAGCAAGCCACAACCCTTGAAAAATAAGGGCAAAACGGTAACTGGCCGCAAGCCAAACGACACTCAGATAACAATCAATTGACAAGCCAAAATTAAAGAAATTTTCAAAAAATCGAAAATTTTGACAAGCCAGTTGACAAGCAAATGACAAGCTAAAACCCTTGAAAAATAAGGCAAAACCGCTTTTCAAGCAAAAACGGTTAGCAAGCCACACAACAATCCATTAACAATCAATTCGCAAGCCAGTTGACAACAATAGAAGAATATAAAGAAGAATAAGAATAAAAAGAATATAGATATATGTCAGACGCAAACGGTCTGACGATAAAAGGGACATAAAAAGTGCCCCGCTGGTACCGACATACCAGACAGGGCTGTGTACCGCTAAAGAACACTTAGCGAATACAGGTTGATTATAACACATTCTCCTGTAATTCGCAAATCTGAAGAACAGGAGGAAGCACACATGACAATGGCAACAGAGATCATCCGCAAGTTGAAAAGAAAATTAATCTTTTGGCGTTGCTTATGGTTAGTCACATTTATTGCAATGCTAATACTTATGATCTGGTAGGAGGTAGAGAGCATGGAAGACAAGCTTAACTATTACAGGATAGCACTTGTGATAACGCTATACGCATTGGCGGTTATGATAGCCGGATGTGTATAAAAAAAGAGTGCCGATGGATAAAATCCAGTCAAGCACTCAGAAAAACATTCAAGAAAATTATAACACATGAAAGGAGATTTGAACATGGGAGAAGAGAAAAAAGAAAACGATACAAGGGCAATGCTACAGGAGTATATAGAACTTGGTAAAAAACTGAACACGGAAAAAGTGATGGAATCATACGCTTATATGCATGGGCAGTTAGAAACTTTAAGGAGATATGTAATGAGCCATGAATACATAGACAGCAAAGATATAATCGCAATGATGGGGTGGGGTGAAGATGGAGAGCATTAAAGGCTATGACCATTGGAAGACCATACCGCCGGAGCCGGAACCAGTAACTTACTGTAGCTCATGCGGTGTGCCGATGTATGAGGGTGAATATCTATACACGGTAGACGATGAGAAGCTATGCGAAGATTGCTTGAATGACATGTATAGGAGGATGTTATAAATGGCGCTTAAAAGCTACGAGGAATTAGTGAAAGTCGATGTAAGCCAGTATTGCGAAAAACGAGATGGATTCACGTATTTGAACTGGGCGAAATGTATTGAACTGCTGAGACAGAATGGTGCTACCGAGGTGTATTGGGAGCCAATTCCTGATCCGCAAACCGGAAGCAGCCTTAGAAAAACAGACATCGAGTTTAAGGACAAAAACAATAATACAAATCGTTGTTATGAAACACGAATAAAAGTTGTGATTGACGATAAAGAGTATGAGATGCAGACACCAGTAATGAACGGCGCAAATCCAGTAAAGGACAACTCCATGAGCCAACAGAGAGTATGGAACAGCATGTGCAGAGCGTTTGTGAAGTGTGTGGCTATTCATACTGGACTTGGATTTAACTTATGGCTGAAAGAAGAATACAACAAACTGGAAGCACAGATTCCTGGAACTGGAGAGAATCTTGCATCAGAAGCAAAAAAGAAAACGCTTAAAACGCAGTGTACGGCACACGGCATTGATTTAGAAGCTTGGGTATGCGGAAATGGAAAGACGGTGGACACACTTACAGAAACAGAATGTGCAATGATGCTGAATGCGATTAAGAAAAAGTATGGTGATGATTAATGGACTATACAGGGACTTTTGATGGCTTAGCGGTGGATTTTGCCACCAATAAGCAGAAAGCCAGTCTGACGCTAAATGAAGATGCAAGACAGGCATTTGAGAACTTTAGAGGTAAGCAGATTGTAATAACAATTAAGGCATACAAGAAAAAAAGAAGTCTCGATGCAAACTCTTACTTTCATGTACTGGTTGGAAAGATTGCAGATGCGACCGGGAACAGCAAGGTGTACATAAAGAATAAGCTAATAGCGGAATACGGACAGTACGAAACCATTAACGGCGCATTAGTTCCGCTCCCATTGGACGATGATATAGACGCATACAATGTGGAGTTTGTTCATCTGCAACCCACATCTAAGACAACCACCAATCAGAAAGGAAAAGTATTCCGGGTGAATCTAGTAATGCGAGGTTCACATACTTACGATACCGATGAAATGGCAAAACTGATTGACGGGACTGTGTACGAAGCGAAAGAACTTGGCATAGAGACTATGACACCGAACCAAATAAGCGAAATGAAAGAAAGATGGGGTGTGAAGATTGGCGAAAAGACTTAAAAGTGTATTCACTGATGATATGGAGCACTGCTACTTCACAGGAAGTCCGAACTGCCACAGACACCACATTTTCTATGGTCCGTATAGAAAAAAATCGGAAGAATACGGGTTTGTAATACCGTTAGCAACACATTTACACGAATTTACGCCAGAGAGCGTACACGGGAACCCAAACAGTGGGTTGGACTTAGAACTTAAGCGGATGGCACAGAGATATTTCGAAGAACACTACGGGACAAGAGAAGAGTTCATACAGGCGTTCGGAAAGAACAGGTTGTAACTAAATAAATATAGATTCATGTGGCAAAAATGGAACTATTAACAGGTTCTAACGCATATCATCTCACCCATTCGATATGCACAGCACAAGATATTGTATCACGGCCGGAGAAGCCACACTCCGGCAGAAAGGAGAAAAGCGGTGGGAAAGAATAGAGAGACGGCAGAGAGCTATTTTATACGAATACCGGATGGACATAGAAACGCAATACAACGTCCGTACAACATGAATGTTGATAGAATCTTTCGAAGAATGATAGAGCATGCGAATAACAATGGTGACTGTATTGTGAATATTGGAAATGGTGTATTTAGACCGATTCCGGGTGATCCGGTAGATGAAAAAGCATTCCATGAATACATTGGGAAAGAATTACATAGAGCCAGAGCAATCCAGTATAAACGGCTCTGCATGAAGCAGACGTTTGAGAGTTGGAAAAAGATGGGTAGGGATTACAATGCATTACATTTTGATGGTGAAAGGCAAGCTGAATAACATGAATGACTATATCCGGGCACTGAATACCAACAGGTACAAGGGTGCGGATATGAAGAAAGATAATGAATCCCGTGTGATGCAAGCCATATATGAGCAATTTGGAAGATTGCGAATAACAAGAAAGGTACGGATGCACTACCGATGGTATGAACCGGACAAGAGACGCGACTTGGATAATGTGAGCGCATTTGGGCGAAAGTGTATCCAAGATGCATTAGTAGATACCAAAGTCTTACAGGACGATGGATGGAAAAACATAGTGGGATTCACGGATGAATTCTATGTTGATAAGAAAAATCCGAGAATTGAGGTGGATATTGAAGAGGTGTGAGCGATTACATAAAACTTAGCAGAAAAATACTGGACTGGGACTGGTATACAGACGTAAATACATGCCATCTGTTCTTGCACATGCTATTAAAAGCGAATTGGAAAGACGCAAGCTATCGTGGCGAAGAGATAAAAAAAGGATCATTTGTTGCATCGATAGACAAATTGGCAAAAGGAACAGGAATGAGCGAAAGCAAGGTAAAGACAGCATTAAAGCACCTGGAAAAGACGGGAGAAATCACATGCAAAAGCACCAACCGATATACCGTATACACGGTGAATAACTATGCAAGATACCAGACCGAACAGAAGAATGAAAAAAAAGATAAGCCGACCAGACAGGAAGAAAAGCCGGAAAGAGACAATGGATCCGTTGAAGCTGTCATAAAAGCCTGGAACGATTTGGAAAGCTACGGGATAAAACCTGTAAAGAAGATAGAAAAGAATTCCAAAAGATATAAGAATTTGCAAGCGAGGTTAGAAAGCAACGGATTGGAAGATGTCTTGCAAGCTGTGGGCAACGTGAAGAAAAGCAAGTACTTACAAGGGAAAGTGAAGAACTGGAAGATAACATTCGACTGGTTTGTGTTACCGAACAACTTCACAAAAGTGTCTGAGGGACAATATGAAGACAGCGGACAAGAGAAAAAGGGATTCAATAATTTCGATGGTCGGAACTATGACATGAATGATTTAGAGAGAAAGCTTATCACATAGGAGGAATAAACATGGCAAAACCGGATGGATGCACTTATCCAAACTGTTTTATCTGTCCTTTGGCAGACTGTAGTTGGGCGAGTGCTAAAGCTGAATTACCAGGAGAAACAAAGAAAAAGCGGAGAATAGTAAGACGTAGCAAAAAGAATGATGTTCGGAGGTGACTTCGTGACAAGACAGGAACAGGCTATTGAGGATTATAAACGGAAACCACATTATGCGGATCCTTTTGAATACTTAAAGCAGAAGAAACAGGAGGAAAGTAAAAATGAGCAAAAGCAATATATTGGAATTAGCTAAGAAATTAGTAGCAGCTATCGAGAAAGAAGACCAGAAAAACAAAGTGATGCTGAAAGATATCCCGGTTGGTGGAAAGTTTGATACAGGTATCGGAAGATTCATTGTACTGGAACAGAAAGAAAATTACACTGCAGTTATTACAGAAGACTTATATCGTGAAGATGTGAAATTTGATGATGATTGTACGGATTACAAGAAATCGCCATTAAGAGAACTGTGCGAGGGCGAAATTCTCAATGAATTTGTCGCTGAGTTCGGAGAAGACAATATCTGTGAAAATGAAGCAGGATTAGTAACAGTTGATGGACAGGAAGTATTTGGAAAACTCTTGACCAAAGTAAGACCTCTGACATTTGACGAAGCACGTGAATACAATGATCTGCTTGTAAATAAAGACCTACCGGATTGGTACTGGACTTGCACACCTTGGAGTACGAAAGAAAGAGGATGGAAGTATTCAGTAGCGGTTGTTTCGCCGTCCGGTTACATCAGCCACGGTAGCTACGACAACTGTAGCGGCGTTCGCCCATTTTGTATCTTAAAATCTAATATCTTTGTATCCAAAGTTGAGGAGGAGTAAAACATGATGACGTTAAAAGAATTCGGAGAAAACCTTAAAAATCTTAATGAAGTTTTTGAGCAGTTAAGAAAAAAATACCAGAAGCCGGAAATCGGAAAGACAATTGAAGCTGCAGGTATTAAGTGGCTGGTGTTGGACAAGCTTGAAAAAGGATATTTTGCAATTTCGGAAGATTTTTACGGAAGAGACAGAGGGTTTGATGATAATAGCAACGATTGGAAATCCAGTGATTTGAGAAATGAGTTAAACACTGATCTCCGCAAAAAGATTGAAAGCGAATTAGGGACAGATTCACTGGTCGAGTTTGAACGCAATTTACTTTCGTTAGATGGTCAGACGGAATATGGAACTTGTAGAGATTATGTTTCACTTATTTCCGTGGATGAATACCGGAAGTATAGAAAACTTTTGCCAAATACAAATAAATGGTGGTGGACACTTACACCAGACAGCACGGCTTGTAATGATGATGACACCTTTGTTCGGGTTGTTTCGCCGTCCGGTTACATCGACAACTATAACTGCAACGACGGTAACGGCGTTCGCCCGGTTTGTATCTTTTCCTCTTCAATCTTTGAATCTTGTGAGGAAGATGATGATTAATGGCAGAGAATGATCTGAAAGTAATTCAAAAGGCGAAGGAACTGGCCACACATACATTGAAAGTGACCAGCAATGCCAACCGATATCCAAAAAAATATAGATTTTCACTTGTTGATAAAATGCAGAATAAGTCAATGGAAATCTATGAAATGCTCTTTGAAGCGAATAGAACGGATATCAAGAATTATAAAAGAGATCGACTTGAAATGCAGACAAAAGCAATTACATATTGTGATGAATTACTTTTCTACATAGAAATGTCGCATGATCTTGAAATTATCAACATAGATAGCGTAGAGCATTGGTCGAAAATGGTATCTGATGTAAAACATATGGCTATTGCATGGAGAACTAAAGACCGGAAAAGATAAATGCATTTTAGGTCGTTTCCGTTAAGCGGTTGTTTCGCCGTCCGGTAACATCAACAACAATAACTACAACAACAGTAACGGCGTTCGCCCATTCTGTATTACAGGGAGTCAGAGTAGGCATCAAGCCGAAATCGGGAAAGATACAAAAAGGAAACGGACCTTCCTCTTAGAGGTAAATATAAAGGAGTACCAATGGATAAAGAAATTGTCACGGATTATGGGGATCTGTACCGGGCTTATAAGAAAGCGAAGTCGGGTAAGAAATTTAATAGCAGCACTGCAAGATTTTCTAATGTGGCTTTAGATGGGATTAATATTCTGAAAGAGCAGTTAGAGAATCAGACATATACAGTTGCTCCGTATAACCGGTTCGAAATATATGAGCCGAAGCAAAGAGTAATTGAGTCATGTTCATTCAAGGATAAAGTAGTGCAACACGTACTCTGTGACAATATTCTGCATCCAAAATTGAAGAATGTGTTTATTAAATACAATTCTGCCGGACAGATAGGAAAAGGAACGCTATATGCATTAGATGGCTTAAGAGATCACATGGAATCGTTCTATCAGAGACATGGCGTTGATGGCTGGGTACTAAAATGCGATATCAGACATTTCTTTTATGAAATTGACCATGAGATTTTGAAAGACATTGTAGATTATTTCTTCCCAGATCCATATACAACATGGTTGAATCATACATTGATTGATAGCAGCGAGAATCCTGGCTTGCCACTTGGGAATCAAGCCGGACAGGTATATGCCTTGCTTATGGTTCATGCAGTAGACTGCATGGTGACGGGCGAACTTGGAATAACTGAATATGGAAGATATATGGACGATTTCTACTTGATTCATCAAGATAAGGAATATTTGAAATGGTGTTTGGAATGTATCAGAGAAATGCTAAAAACACTTGGACTTGAATTGAACGGGAAGACGCAGATCATACCGTTTAGAAAAGGGATACGATATTTAGGATTTCATCATTATATGACGTCCGATGGGAAATATATTCGGAAGCTAACCGGAGAGAACAAGCGGAAGAATAAGAAGAAATTTCGAAAACTGGTAAAAGATGTGAAAGCCGGGAAACTCACGGAAGAAAAATTCTATGAGAAATATAATTCATGGAAGAACCATGCATTACATGGAAATTGTATCAAGTTGGTTCACAGTATGGATCTGTATATAGAGGAATTGATGAAAGAGGTGACATAGTGACACGACAGGAACAGGAAGATCAGGAACAGGAACAATATCTTGCAGAGTGGTCTAAAAAGCAGAAAGAGAAGCGAGAAAAGAAGAAACGGAAGTTTCGACTTAGGAGGAATAGAAAGTGAATAAAAAAGAAGTACTGGAAATCAGAAAACAATTCACACCGGAGAATTGTTCAATCACCCGTATAGCCGGATGCTACGTGGATGGAGAAAAAGAGAAACGGATGGAAAGAGAAGAAGCGTTTCTTTCACTGCCGGAAGAACAGGCATTTAAGTATTTTGACATTTTCAAGAAGACGTTATCCGGGAAAATCGGAAAGAACCTGTTGAACCTGGAATACAAGTTGAAAGAAAGTAGGAGCAGCGACCCAGAGGGCGAAGAACATGAACTGTTGATGAATCTGAGAGAAAGCAAACTGAGAGACCCGGCATTGTTAGATGAATTCTACGAAAAGATTCTTACGTCTTATGACTGCGCTGAGAATTACTACATCATACTTATCCACGCAGTATATGACGTACCGGGAAAGACATCGGACGGAGAAGTGCTGGAAGATGCATCTGAGGAAGTATATGATTTCATTCTTTGTTGCATCTGCCCGGTGAAACTTTCAAAGCCGGGACTTACTTACAACGGGAAAGATGAACGGATGGAAGAGAGAACCCGTGATTGGGTAGTAGGTATGCCAGACAAAGGCTTCTTATTCCCGGAATTTAACGACCGACAGACGGATGTACATAGCGTACTCTATTACACCCGGAAGTCTGCCGATGTACAAGAAGAAATGGTTCGAGAGCTACTTGGAATTGATTTTGTTGCATCTGCCGATGAAGAGAAAGATAAATTCGGTAAGTTGTTAAAGGATGTACTTGGAGAAGATGCAGACAGCAAGATCGTGAAAGACATCTTTGAGGGGATATCCGAAGAGATGGAACGCCATGCAGAAGACCCGGAGCCGTACAAAATGGGCGAAAACGAACTGAAAAAGATATTCAGTAGCAACGGCGTACCGGATGAAAAGATGGAAATGTTTGAGGATGCTTACTGGGAGAACATCGGGAATGTACCTGTTATGGCAAGTAACATTTGCGACAACAAGGTGGTTAATATCCAGGTTTCAGAGGGGAAGATAACTATCAATGCAGATTTCATCAGTAATCTTGAAATCAAGGAAGTTGACGGAAGAAAATGCATGGTACTGCCAGTGGATTATGTAAAAGTTAACGGAATTTCAACGAAAGCGTAGGTGAGGAAGATGAAATATAAGGTTGGAGACAAGGTAAGAGTAAAAGAAAACTTACCTTTGTATATGAAAGCTCACTGCGTATCTACTTTTAGTCCAGAAACATTGGAGTATAACGGAATGATAGTTACGGTTAGTGAAGTGAAAAAAGATCAATACAAAATTGATGAGGATAACGGCTTTTACGATTGGTATGAAGATATGCTTGAACCAGTAGAAGAAATGAGTGCGGAAGAAGCATTGAAAACGTATACGGAATTTTGTAGTGAGCATAGTTGCAATGACTGCCCTATTCAAAAACTCGATACTACTTATTATTGTCCTGATATTAGAAAAGAATATCCAGAAGACGTTGTTAAAGTACTTAAGCAGTGGAAAGCCGACCATGAGAAAAAGCCGATTGAGACAAAATGGGTATGGTATGTGAAAATCATTGAAGCTGATACGCATTTGCTGAAACACGAAGAGCTTTTAGAACTTGATTTCAGTATCCCGATGGATCGGAAAAAAGAAGAAATTCTCAAGAAATACTGTGCTGAACACGATGGAAAATATTATGTAACCGATGAACGTAGATGCGTAGTAAAGGAGTAGCCATGAACACAGGAGAAAAGATAGATTACATGATTCAGTGTTTACAGGTAGCAAAAGGAGAATATGAATACGAAGCTGAACGTTATGCACATGAATGTGCTGAGGATTACGAATGGCTTAATAAGCACCATATTACCAACAAAGCACTGATAAGAGAAAATCTAAGGAATGTGGCAAGGATGGGATTCCAGGTAGCAAACGAGGTGAAATGATGGATGGACTAATTGTAAAAAAGAGATGGTTAAATCTTATCCTTAGTGGGAAGAAAACTATTGAAATAAGAGGTAGTAATACCAAGAAAATAGGACAGCCGATCTATTTACTGGAAAGTGGGACAAACCTTGTAAAAGGCACATGTATTATAGACTCTACATATCCAATATCCTGTTCTGATTGGTCTGAGGAAAGAGAAAAACACTGTGTTGACATATCTTATTCAGAGCTGAAGAAAAGGTATAAAAGACCTCATGCGTGGGTACTGAGAAATGTGAAACTGACGGAAGAAGAATGGAAGTACGAACATCCAAAGGGTGCGATTATATGGGTAAAAGATGTAATGCCGGCATATGAACTGCAAACTGGATATATAGACGTAATTCTTAGAAACAATATGTAATTTACAGAAAGGAGTACGGAGCTCCGGCCGGGCAAAGATATATCGGCTCCTTTCGAGAAGAATGAAAAAAGAAGAATTCATAAAACTTGCACCGAAATGCGGATATGGCAGTGAAGACCGGGCAAGAGATTATACAGAGCGAAATCCTAAAATGCATTATAGCGTGGATGATTTTATAAAACTCTACCATGAACCAATAGATTCTATGCACTGGAACGGCATACGTGCTACGAAAGGATTGTATGAAATGTACGGGATTAACGGAAGAACTACGGCTAAGAGGAATGGAGTAGCTGGAAATGACAGTACGAGACAGGATTGGGGGATGTGAGAGTGAAATTTATAGACTGGTTCGCCGGAATAGGTGGTTTCCGAAGAGGAATGGAACTTGCCGGACATGAATGCGTTGGTTTTTGCGAATTTGATAAATTTGCTACAGCGAGTTATATTTCCATGCATCTTCTGACGGACGAACAAAGAAAGAAGCTGGATGAATTACCACAGAAGAAAAGGCAGAAGGAGATTTTAAAAGATGAATACAGAAATGGAGAATGGTACGCAAATGACATTAGAAGAGTGTGTGCCGATGATATTCCGAAAGCAGACTGTTGGTGTTTCGGATTCCCATGCCAAGACATCTCAGTTGCAGGAAAACAACTTGGATTTCAAGGAAACCGTTCAAGCTTGTTTTTCAGAGTTATGTACCTTATCGGACAGCTCAAAGAAGAAGATAAACCCACTTACCTTTTCATTGAGAACGTTAAGAATTTGCTTAGTGTTAATGGAGGATGGGATTTCGCCAAATTGCTCATTGAAATGGAGCAGGGGGGGTATGATGCAGAATGGCAGGTGCTCAACTCCAAAGATTTCGGAGTGCCACAAAACAGAGAAAGGTGTTTCATTATCGGACATCTTAGAGGGAGAAGTACAGCAAAAGTATTTCCTGTCGAAAGAGCAGACGGAGAAAATCGTGTTCAAATAATTGGCCATAAAGATGGATATAGAAGAAACACACAGGTATTTGACCAGAACGGCATTACAGAAACGCTGGATACGGCACAGGGAGGCGGAAGAGGACATCATGTAGCATTACCGTGCTTTATAGATTTAGCGTATCAGGGAAAGCCAGTGACAACGGATGTGAGCAGAACGATTCTCGCAAGATACTATAAAGGATGCTCAAACATCCATGAAAATAGCGGCATTGCAATTCCGATCCTTACGCCTGATCGAGCAGAAAAAAGACAGAATGGACGGAGATTCAAAGAAGATGGTGAGCCGATGTTTACACTTACTGGACAGGATAGACATGAAGTAGGAATAGATCCGCTCGGAGTGCTACGGAATGTTCGTAGTGATTGCGGAAAAGAAATCCGCAAAGATTATGAAACTGGAAACATCAAAATCTCCAGACATGAATTCCTCGAAAGTGAAGTCAGAGATGATGGGGTAGTGAATACATTATCTACTGTTCAAAAAGATAACCAACTTGCAGTTAAGGTAGCCGAAGCAACAAAACAGGGTTATTCAGAGTGCAGAGTAGGTGTAGATAGCGTAAATTTATCTGTTCCGGGGAGCAAAACCAGAAGAGGAAGAGTAGGACAAGAAATCGCCAACACACTCGACACAAGTTGTAATAAAGGAATTTTTGTACAGGTATCCGAAGAACTGACTGTATATGCTGTCTGGTATGAAAAATATCAGTGCTACATAGCGATTCGAAGACTAACACCAAAAGAATGCTTTCGGCTACAAGGTTGGACGGACGATTATTTTGAAAAAGCACAGTTCGTAAATTCGGATAGCCAGTTATACAAGCAAGCCGGAAATGGAGTCACTGTAAATGTGATTGAAGCGATTGCAGAAAAATTAAGATTTGCGTAGAAAGGTAAAAAATATGGATAAAAGACCAGATGTAGTAGTAAATAAAATTGAATTCGATTCAAGCGAGGTAGACATGGCACTCCGCAAACAAATTTCAGAAAAACCGATATTTCTACATAACAGGAGCGATACTTGTTCGCTGTGGGAATGCCCGCAGTGCAAAAGAAGATTTACAACAACACATAAACCGGGAGTACTTGATGGGACAGATATATATTATTGCCCTAAATGTGGAAAAGCATTTGATTGGAGAGATTAATTATGCACATTGAATTGAAAAAGATAGATAAAGACACATTGAAAGTCGGGGATGTGGTAGGAGTTGCAAGAAAGGTGAGCTGCGGATGGAAATCATCATTCCGACACCAGTTAATTACTCCGGCAAAAATTACAAGAATTACTCCGAAACGGACAAAGATTGAGACAGATCAATTCGGAGAACATGATAAGAATGAGATTTTTTATGAGTATGATGAAAATGCAAAAAAAGAAAATGAATTAGCTATCATGTTTAAACAATTTAAAGATGGAAGACGTGCGTTTGAGGACTTTGACAGGAAATACGGTCTTGGTTCGATTAAAGATGAAGATATCCAAAACATGGCATATCATATGAAAGCAATTATGGAAATTATAGAGAAATACAAGGAGTAGCAATGTTTGAAGAATTATATAAATTCATATCCAGATTGCATTACGGGATAAAGTTCATGCCGGAAAAGGATTTTGACGAGCTTTTATCTCGGTGCGACTGGGAGCAAAAGATGTATGCATTGTGCTTTAGATATTTGTAAACGTGGAGAAAAATCATGAAAGCACCTTGACAATTGAATATTGATGTAAAAGTCAGTATTCAATTGCCGGGAGAAAGGACGAAATTATGGTGTATGTAAACCAGAAAGAAGTAGATGAACTGAACGAAAAGTTGAAAAAGATAGATGAGAATTTAAGACTTGGAAGATTCGGCTTAAATAAAAACAATGAAGTTACAAATGTAGGTGTGACCATTGCAGTAAAAGGGAATAAGAAAAAAATAGATGCTTTAAAAGATATGGGATTTGAAATTGTAAATCGATTTAAAGAACCTGAACCGTTTACAGCTGGATATGCATCTGGAAGATATAAAGGATACGGAATGTTTGTGACTATGGAAAAACCATTGTAAGGGATGGAGAAAGGGACGAATTATGAGTACATTTGAAGAAAGAATAGCGAAAGCAGTATCAGAAAAGATGAACGATGGAACTGTAGAAAAATTGGTCGCAGACGCAGCGGAAAAAGCATTAAAAGAAGCCATTAATGAGCAGTTTCGCTGGAATGGAGAAGCCAAGAAGATTATAGATGAAAAGGTAAAAGAAGTAATGACACCGGCAATCGAAAGAGTAAATCTGGACGAATATACAGTGAAACTCGATGCAGTTCTCACGGAAATTATTAACAGCACAAATCTGATTGACAACAAAGAAATCTTAGGAAACTTCAAGAGTCTTATGACAGAGCCGGATAAAGATACAATCAGCTTAAAAGAAGTGTTTGAAAAATACAAGGAATATGTCAGCGAGAGCGTTGATACATCTGAACTTGAAATCTATACAGATGATGAACCGAGATATCAGAATGTGACAGCAGAAGTAACTGTTGATACAAGAAATAGCATATTTGGAGGAAGATTTTGCGATTTGGTTTTTAAATGCGAGGAGGATGAGAAACTGACAAAAGAAATCCATTTGTATGAATCAAAAAGAAATGGATTCAGAATTACAAGATTCGAAAGCGAACTTGATATCAATTCATTAAGATATGTAGATAAGTTTGACATTTTCATGATGAGATTAGACAGGGCGTTCTGTGATATCACGGATGTTATGGATATGTATGATGATGATATCGAGGTTGAAGCAGAACCAGAAGTATCGTGGAGCTAAAAGGGAGAGAAAAAACTTATGAGATTGGCATATTGCATTGTTATGATTATTCTATTATGTACGTATATAGCAGTAGAGGAAAGAGAGACAAGAATTGCAAAGGAAGAAGCGTATCAGGACGGATACCGAAAAGGACTGAAAGAATGCCACAAACTTCCGACACGACCGATTATCTTGGACGATTCTACGGAAGATATTGATTATAAATGCTCGCACTGCGGAAAGGAATACATAGTGTCGAAAGATAACAAACCGAAATACTGTAGTGAATGCGGAAGATATATTGATTGGGAGGATAAAGTCTATGGGATGTAAATTAAAATGCGTTGTAGACCAAGACAAAGTATATCCATTTAGAGCTTTTTGGAATGGAATTAATTTCACGGATGGATGGCGAATTTTGGATGCAATAGCATGGATGCCGTTGCCAGAGCCTTACAGAGAGGAAGAGTGATTATGAGACTGATTGATGCAGAATTATTACTATTGAGAATCAGTGATAGATATGATGCAAAAAAGAACATTGTACCAGACAATCTTGCAGAGGGATTCGTGCAAATGGAAAAACTGATTAAGGAACAGCCGACATCGTTTGATGCGGAGAATATTATTAAGCAGCTTGAGAAAGAAAGAGATTCTTCTTACGAAGATTATGAGAATTATGCTGAAAAACATAATATGGACGTAGCATTGGATGATTTGTTCTGCCGAGGATTAGATAGAGCCATTGAAATTGTTAAGCGAGGTGGAAGAGATGAAGAATAAAGAGAAGTATGCAAAAGAGATTATTGAGATTGCTTGCAAATATGGTGCTGTTAATGAACAAACAGGAGAATTAAATGGTTGCAGTGAAATAATTTGTGAACATTGTTTGTTCAGAGAGAGGGGCATAATGAGATGCGAAGAAAAAATGAAAGCATGGCTTGAATCTGAATACATCGAAAAGCCGGTGATTAGCAAGAGGGATAGAGCGTTTTTAGATTATATCAATGCGAATGTGCATTATATAGCAAGAGATATGGATGGCGGTTTATATGTCTATATCAGAAAGCCATTCAAGACGTTTGATTTTTGGAAAGTTGTTGGATTCGAAAAATGCAAAAGCTTGAGAATGGTTGACATCGACCTCCCAATGGTCAAATGGTCAGATGACAAACCGTGGCTTATCGAGAACTTGAAAAAATTGGAGGCAGTAGACAGCTATGAGTAGAGAAAATGATATTAAAGGATGAACTTAATGATGAATGCATTGGAAGAAAAAACAAAGGAGAAGACAGTAAAAAGAAAGAAAAACTACTATTTGGTCAAAAGTGATGTATTAGGATATGCGAAAAGGAAGGGATTGATTAATGGCCGGAGTAAGAGACAAATATCTGAGAGGGGCACATAAAGACATCTACTACATAAGCGAAGAGGACGAAAAAAAGATGTTGAATGAGTGTCAGAGGATGCGAGGGAACGATCAGCTTGAATTGCTGAAATGGTGCCAAAATGCGAATAATGACTTGTCAGGTATATTGTTCTTCTCGCTTATAACAGGAATCGGATATGACTATATAAGCAAAAGATACTGGATACCGATTGCAAGAAAAGACTTCCAAGGCTATCGGAGGAAAGTCTTGGATGAAATGTACAGATGGATACTTTGGGGGGAACATGACGATGGAAAGATGGCAGAAAGGCTATTCGGAATAAAAAAACACAAACACGGGAATACTACCGAAAAGGAGTGATGCGGATGGTAAGAATCTTTGTGAACGGCAAACAGGTGACAAAAGAAGAACTTTCTAAATATGAAATCCATAACAAGGCGGTAAAAAGGATTCTTTCAGAAAAGTTGACAAAAAATAAGTGATATTTTAGAATTGACCTTGATAGAATCTTGGTCAATTCTTTTTTTAATTGAAAGGAGAATTGACATGAAAAAATTAAATGTAGGTTATATGAGAGTGTCTACAGAAGCACAGACCGAAAAGTATGGTCTTGATGTTCAAGAAGACAAGATAAAGGAACTTGCCAAGAAAAGGGGCGTGAAGATAGCCAGATGGTATGTGGATGGGGGATATTCCGGGAGCAATATCCAAAGGCCGAACATACAGAAACTTCTGGAAGATGCAGAAGCCGGAGAAATACAGGCAGTATACATCTATAAGCTTGATAGAATGAGCCGTGATGTTGTAGATACTCTTACGCTTGTGAGTAAGCTCTTACCAAAATACAATGTAGAGGTAGTGTCAGCCACAGAGGATTTGCGGAATGAAACACCGATGGATCGTGTGATGCTGGGCGTTAATGCAGTCATGGGGCAGTATGAGCGTGAGGTTATCTATATGCGTACCAGAGCCGGAATGGTGGAACGTGTAAAGCGTGGACTGTGGATGGGTGGCGGTACGATACCTTATGGATATAGGTACGACAGGAACGATGGGATACTACATATCATCCCGGAAGAAGCGGAAAAGGTAAAAGCTATCTTTCAGATGTTCCGGGACGGATATTCGTGTGACAGGATTCAAAGAATTCTCGGGATGCATTCGGAGAAGCTTGTATCGAACATTATTAGGAGAATAGCCTATGTAGGTAAGATACAGTACAAAGGAAGAGTATACCAAGGATTACACGAACCGATCATAGACGAAAAGTTATTCTGTGAAGTACAGGAAGAGATAAAAAAGAGATCCACAAATGCTTATGTAAGCAACAAGTATATGCTTACCGGGTTGTGCTACTGTGGAAAATGCGGTACTAAAATGCGGATGCAGAAGTGGGGAAAGTACACCAAGATAGTATGTTACTCACAGTACAAGGAAAAAGAGCATATATCTAAGACAGTAAACCCTTGCGATAATAAAAAAGTGCGTGCAGATGTGGTAGAAAAAGAGGTAGAGGATTGCTTTAAACGATTCATTGTCAATGTGGAAGAAAAAGAGAATGAATCTGAAAGCACTCGGAAGATGATAGAAAAGGAGATATCACTAAGCGAAGCAAAACTAAAACGCCTATACACATTGTACGCAAGCGGAAACTCTGGTACAGATACGCTTTTAGATGTTATCCAGGCAGAAGAAAAAACACTGAAAAACCTACGGGAAGAACTAAAGGCAGAAGATATCCGGGAGAAAGCCGGACAGCAAGAAAAAATAGAGAAAATAAAAGAGATGTCCAACGTGTGGGATACACTGACGGATTCCGAGAAAAACAAGGTGCTAAAAGAGTGTGTTGAAAAGGTAGTTATCACAGGTGATGACATAGACATACATTTTAACATATATTAATAGGTGCTTTCTCGTGTTCCAACCATCATCCC